GATGCCGCCCGATGCCGCCCGATGCCGCCCGATGCCGCCCGATGCCGGCCGGCCGCCCGCCCGCCCGCCAAAACGGGGTAAAATCCGCCCGCCCGCCCGCCCGCCCGCCCGCCACGCAACGGGCAAAATATGGCGGATATCCGCCACTTTATCCGCGCGCGCGCGCATGCGCGCGACCATGGGGGGGGGGTTAAAAGTATATACGCTACCCCCCGCCACCGGGCCGGGTGGGGGCTTGCGCAAAATCGATATTTTCGCCGGGGGTGGTGGAACAGCAGGGGTCAATCGGGAATCGGTTCACCGGCGGCCGCCGAAAACCGCCGAAAACCGCCGAAAACCGCCGAAAACCGCCTAAACGGCCCAAACCGGTCGATTTCCAGTCGATTCCGGCCTCAGCCTCGCCCTGCGACCTTGGCCATGTGGAGCTTGAGCTCCTCCGCGAACACCTCCAATTCCTTGGCGATGAGGTCCATTCGCGTCAAATCGGCCTCGGTTTCCTCCACGCCGTCGTCCAGGATGGTCATGATGGACGCGAAAAGGTGCTGCGCGCCGGCCATATAAGCCATCCGCATGTCGTGCAGCTGCCAGACTGGAGCGTTGTGCGGCACACACTGAATCCGCATCGCCACCCAGCCTGCTTCGACGAGCCGTCCCTCGTCAGCGAGCTTGCGGGACAGCAGTTCCAGGTATTGCCTGTCGGCCATTGGTTTCCTCCACAAATGAATAGGGGGCGGCACTGGCGGTGCCGCCCCCCATCCTATCGCCCCACTGTCCTTGCACGTCAGCGCGGCGATAATCGTCGCATCAGGGGGTACTGCGGCGACGATTCGCTACGAAGCCGAGACCGAGCACGCCAAAGCCCAGGAGGGCGAGGGATGCCGGTTCCGGTGTGTCGACGATGACCGGGGTGATCCCGCAGCCAGGACAATCCACCGTCGTGGCATCTACCCACAACGCGCCCGACGAGGCGGTTGCGATCCAGTCGCCACTATCATCCTTGGAAAAACCAAAGATGATGGAACCGACCGGCAGGTTCGGCGTCGTTAGGTCCATCGCTGCGAGCATACCCGCAGCGGTGTTGGCGGCGCTGTTAGCCTGGATTGTGCGACTACCAAGACCGGTGACATAGAGATCGTAGCCGGTCGCGGTGGTGTCGGTCAGCTTGGTGAACGGTAGGAAATTGTCGATCGGATTGGTGGGCTTGGCACCAGGGAAGTCGATTCCGATCGAGGTTTGCGCGTCGAGGAAGCCGCTGGTCCAGAGACCGCTGAAGGTCGTACCAGACATCGGGATCGCGACACCGTTGATCGTGCCGGTGGTGATCAACGACGGCTGCGGCAGATTGGACGGCACCGCGAACACCAGCGCGAACGGCTGCGGGCCTTGCGGGCCGGGCGAGATGGTAAACCCGTAGTTGGCACCATCGAATCCCGGCGAGGTCAACAGCGTGGTGACCTTGTTACCGCTGGGATCGATGACTTCAGTACACAACGCCGAGCCGACGACGCATTGGCCGTGCAGCGGATCGTCGATCAGCATGGCGTGCGCAGCGGGCGGGTGGAAGAAGGCGGCACCAGCCACGATGGTGGCGGTACAGAGTAAGCGTTTCATGTGTCGTTTCCCTTCAGAAGGCGAGGTAGATCATCAGGACGATCGCCCAGAGCAGCGCGCCGATCACGCAACTCAGGGCGACGCCTATGATCGGGTTGTTAGGTCGCTTGCCGCCGCCGCGCGACATAGCCGAGGCCAAGCAGACCGACGCCCAGCAAGCCCAGCGAGGCCGGCTCTGGCACAACCTGCTCAGTGACGATCGCCTGCGACCGGCCCACCAGCGAGCCACCAGCCGTCAGCGTGCCTACGGTACCCAGAGACATGCTGTAGAGCCCTGCAGCGGCGAACGGGCCATTTGCATTATCGGCAAACGCGTCGGTCGCCAGTGTCGCGGCGTGCGTGATCGTCGCGAGCAGCGTGCCCGGGAGATCGGTCGGGCTCGTGGCACCCTGAGTATTCGCCGCGTCACCGAAGAAAGTCATGGTGACGTTGGAGCCGATCGCGCTCTGGAAGGTGCCAGAGCCGCTGGCGGTAAACGCGGCAACGGGGCCGGCGAAATTGGTCCCGCTGATGGCGATCGTGATGGGCACGGCGCCTGCGTTGTCGTTGATGACCTGAAAGGAGGAGGTGTTCAGCGAGTTGGTCGGGCCGATCACCTGGGTCTGGGCGCTACCCAGGAACTCGACGCCGCCGATGGTCTGGTTGGCGATGGCAAGCTGGCCGACGGCCGCGTTGGTGTCGCAAGCGGCTTGGTCCGCGCAAGTGAACGAGGTGCCGTTGATATCAGCGGAGATTTGCAGCACGGCGCCGGCGGGGGTAGCGAACGCCACTGCCCCGAGGGCGGTTGCTGCGAGTAGGAAGTGTCGCATTGGAGATCCTTTGCAAAGGTTGCCCCGGATTGGGACGACTGCATTGGATCACAGGTCGCAACAAGCTCGCCAAGGTTATCGTCCGACCACAAATCAACGGGTTACGGGGCGGAAGTTGATGGTTTCGACCAAGGTGTAAGATTTGCCGACAACCGCAGCCGCGCCACTTCCGCCTCCAGCGCTGCGATCTTAGCGTCCTTCCGCTGCTCGATGCGGAACATCATGGCGCAGGCGAGGCACTCCTCGTGCATCGTCTTGCCGTGGCCGCACCTCATCATCGGTCGTACCCCGCAAACCAACACGCTTGCTCGTACTCCGTGTAATCGGCAGGCGGAACACGCGGCTTCTTCTCTAGATCGGCGCCTATGCCCGCTCCGTAGCACTGCGCCCACGTCCGTTGCGGGCGCACCGCCATCGGCGCCGTGCGAAGCCGCGTGATCTCCCGCGCCCCGGCCGACAGCAGATCGTTCGCCTCTGACGGGTCGTGGTTGGCGTCAACCTTCAGCATCATGGTGACGATATCGGTTAGGTCTTGGCTCATGCCTTATCTCCGGTGTCGGGCAATCTCCCGGTCGGCATAGGCGCGTAGCTGCGCTCTGGTGACGTATCCGACGATCCTGCCGCACCGGACGCACTGCCCGCCGCAGCCTCCAGCGTCCTCATAGTGGCGGCACGCACACTGGCCAAAACGGCACAGCAGACGCCGCCACCAAGGGCGCGGGTCAGGTTCCATGCCGCCGCCTCCTACTCATCAACCTGCCCCTCACGCGCCACGGTCTCCTCAACCATCGGACAATCCTCCATGCGCCGCCAGCAATTACCGTCGGCCCGCCGCCACAGGCCGCAACGGCGACAGATAGCCTCGGTGGTTTCGGATTTCTCGTAAAACCAGGCAACTGTGTGCTCGATCTCGGGCTCGATTTCCCGGCGAGCTTGTTGCAGTCTGTGATCCAATGCGGATGAACTGCGATCCGACGCGATGCAATTGGCCGGCGAGATTGGCCCGTCAGACCACTCGCACACGCCATCGAGAAACCACGTCTTGCAGCCGCAGACCGTGCACCATTGCACCGTCTCGCGGGTCATTGCCGGGACGGGTGCGCCATGTTCTGCGCCAACAATTCGGACGCTGCGGGCTGCAGCAGGGCGTCAACGGCCTGCCGCAACTCTTTGTTGTGCCTGTCGAGATCGGCATTTAGCCTGGCGAGCTCGAGATTCGTCCTGCGGGCCTCGGCCAGTGCTGCGCGGAGCTCAACAATGGTCGTTTCGTCGGGGTGTTTCTGTTCCATGCTGGCCAGAAAACATCACAAGCTGTGACGGATTCAAGCCTTTTCTCGCTTGTGTGATGTGACCCTCCGAGACCACAAGATGCGGTAAGCCATTGACAAATGGGAAGCCGTTAGGGCCTTTTATTGTCAGAATGCGGCAATCCGCCACCCAAGGAGGTGTCAGATATGCCCTACATGCCCCCAAAACACCGTCCAATTGGGTGGCTCCCGACCCCCAAATACTTCAGTCAGGACCACGCTTTTTACGGCTCACAGGCCTGGAAAAAGCTCCGCTCTGCCGTGCGTGAGAGGGATGGCGGTATCTGCCGCCGGTGCGGCAGGCCCGATTCTTGGCGTGTCGACCACATCAAGGCCCGGCGTGATGGCGGGGCCGACGCCGAGTGGAATCTGCAGCTGCTCTGCACCGACTGCGACGCGAAAAAGCACCGCGAGAAGGGAAGGGCGTGGAAATGACGCCCGATGGAGGCTGATATGGCCGTTGGCGGTTTGCTGCTCGGCATCATCAATATTGCGATCGTCATCGCGGTGTTGGTCCTGGTCGGGGCGATAATTGTGATGGTCGCGAAGTGGTTTCAATGGCCGATCGACTGGACCGTGCAGCGGCTCTACCTGCTCGTCGTCGCGCTGATCGCGCTTTACATGCTGATCGCACTGCTGCTCGGTCTGCCCAGCATCCGTATTGTCCTCTAGACAAACGGGTGGCGGCCCCCGGCGGAACACACCACCCGTCACCGAGAGCCGAAAGGGGAAACGCCCATGCGCGGACGCAAGCCCAAGCCCTCGGTGCTCAAGAAACTGCACCACAGTCAGTATCCGATCAATGAGCGAGAGCCGATCCCGGAAGGTGAACTGTCGGTAGAGTCCGATTCATCGCCGGCGCATTTCGACGCCGAGCAACGCGCGGTGTGGAACGATGCGCTGGGGCAGTCGCCGCCTGGCATGCTCAAGCTGATCGACGCCTCGGTGTTTGAGGCTTGGGTGGTCGCCCACTGCCTGCACCGCAAGATCGTTAAAGAGCTCGCCGTGCGCGGGCTGACGGTCATCACGCAAAACGGGACCGAGGTGCAGTCGCCGTTCCTCGGCATGCTCAACCGCCAGGCGCAGATCATGATGCGTGCGGCAGGGGAGCTCGGCTTCACACCGACGGCGCGGCCGCGCATCGGGCTGACGATGGGCGGGGAGGAGTTGGGATCGAAGCCATATGTCCCGTCCCCCGATGAAGAAACGCTCGAGGAGTACCTCCGTCGAGCTCCCAACACAAAGGCCGTCAACTGACCCTGTCAGCGCCTACGCCTGGGATGTCCTCAAAGGGAAGATTGTCGCCGGCCGGCTGGTAAGGTTCGCCTGCGAGCGTCACTTCCGCGACCTGAGGGACGGGCACAAGCGAGGGCTGGCGTGGAACCCCGAAGCTGCCCAGCACGCCATCGATTTCAACCGGTTCCTCCGTCACAGCAAAGGTGAGTGGGCCGGCCAGCCCATTATTCTCTCTCCCTGGCAGCAATTCATCCACGGATCCGTGTTTGGGTGGATGCGGGCCGACGGTTTGCGCCGATTCAGGGTCGCATATCTCGAATTAGGCCGGAAAAACGGGAAAAGCACGGTCGCTGCAGCGGTCGCTTTGCAGGGTTTGATGGGCGACAAGGAGCCCGGGAGCGAGGTATTCAGCGCCGCGACCAAGCGCGATCAAGCCCGTTTGGTCTTCGACGAAGCCCGCCGGATGGTGCTGGGGTCGCCTCGGTTGAAGAGCTCGGTGCGTGTGCTCCAGAGAGTCCTCGTCCACGAGCCCTCCGGGTCCAATTTCATCCCGCTTTCGTCCGATGAACGCACTCTGGACGGCCTAAATCCGCATTTTGTCATCATCGACGAGCTCCACCGGCACAAATCGCGCGCTGTGCTCGATGTCCTCGACACCGCGATGGGTAGCCGGCGACAACCGTTGCTCTGGATCATCACCACGGCCGGATCGAGCGACACGCAGACCGTCTACGCCGCAGAAACTACTTATGCGGCACAGGTGCTCGACGGATCAGTAAAAGACGACAGCTACTTCGCCTATATTGCCACTTTGGACCCAGAAGACCGCTGGGATGACCCAAAAGTCTGGATAAAGGCCAATCCGAACCTCGGAATATCGGTCAAAATGGATGATTTGCGGCGCCAGGCGCTCAAAGCCTCGAGGTCTCCGCCGTCGCTGATCGCCTTCAAGCGGCTGCGTTTGAATATGAGGACATCGGATAGCGCGCAGGCGATCGACATGGCGGTGTGGCGGAAGAATTCCGGCGGCCCGTTTGACCCTGCGGAGCTCCAGGGAAGGCCGTTTTACGGCGCATTTGACCTCTCTTCGAGGATAGATTTGTCGGCTTGGGTCAAATTATTCCCGCCGAGGGACGAGGAACGGACCTGGAAGGTGGTTTGCCGGTTTTGGATGCCTGGTGACACGGTCCAGGACAAGTCGGATCGAGACCGGGTGCAGTATCAGCGGTGGATCGACGAGGGGTTGATCGACGCCACCGGCGGCAACGTGATCGACCATAACGAGATCCAGCGCGTCATTCTCGAGGACTGCCGCCTCCACGAGCCCCGCGCCATCGCTTATGACCGGTGGAACGCCGTCCAGCTGGCGGTTGCGCTCGAGAATAACGGTCTGCCGGTCTTTGAATTCGCCCAAAATGTCAGGAACTACTCGGCGCCGACGAAGCAGCTGGAGGCTATGCTGCTATCCGAGCAGCTTGATCATGGCGACAACGAAGTCTTGGCGTGGATGGCCTCGAATCTTCATGTCGTGCTGCACGAGAACGACAATCTCATGCCGTCGAAGAAGAACAGCACCTCCCGCGTCGACGGCATCGTCTCTCTGATCATGTGCATCGCCAAATCGATGGAAGACGAAGACATCGAGGGCATCGATCGCTTCTTGAGTGGGCCAGTCACCGGTTAGCGGAGAATATCAATGGCGCACGCTCATCCTGACTGCCATCGCGATCCGTCCGAGTGCCGCATCACGGTCGTAGACCAGACGATGACCCAGATCGAGTGGGTTGCGGTGCACGACGGCAATGGCAACGTCACCAACTCGGATCCGAACACGTTCTCGACGACGAAGACGTGCGATACCTGCGGCGCGATGTGGATCGAGCATCGGAATGCTGCCAGTTCGACGGTGGATGATGTCGAAACAGCAGTGGCGCCGGCGCCGCCCGCAGGAGCGCAGCAGTGACGCCTGGGACGCTCAATATCGCGGTCTACCATGGCGACACATACCGGTGGCAATTTGTGCTCTGGCAGGACCAGGCGAAGACGCTTCCGGCCGATCTGACCGGTGTGATTCCGAAAGCGGAGGTCCGCACGGTGTCCGGCGGGCCGATTCTAACGACCATGGATGTCACCGTGCAGATGCCCAACATCTTGCTCGGCGTGCTGACGTCGGCGAAGACCACGTTGCTGCCGAAAACCGGTGGCACCTGGGATCTCCAGCTGACCTACCCGTCTGGCGACGTGCAGACGATCCTGGCGGGCGCCGTCAGCGTGACCATGGACGTGACTGACTCGGGCACCGGCACCCTTCTCGCGGCGCCGGAGCAGCGCGCAGCGATGCCAGGCCGGCCGGGATGAGCGGCTCCACCATCGTTGTTGTCGACGTCGCGCTCACGCAGCCGATCAAGACAATCGAAATCACGACAGACGGTGGGCATGTCGACATCACGTCACCGGTGCCGCCGGTCGTGCAGGTTGATCTACCGCCTACGCAGCCGCCGCCAACGGTTGACGTCACCCTGATGCCGCCGGTCGTCACCGTCGACGCTGCGGTCGCTCCTGGCCCCGCCAGCGTCGATGTCCAGTCGCCCCTACCTATCACCGTCGACGTCATCGTGACGCCGCCTGCGCCCGTCCGCGTCGATGCCATAGCCGCCTGGCAGACAGGCATCGAAGACGTCCAAATGGACGGGGTAATTTACGGTCGACTCAATCGGGCTTGGGTGGGCGCACTGGGCTTGCTGGCACCGTATGCGCCCCTGAATTCACCAACGCTGGTTGGCGTGCCGACGACACCGACGCCTCCGACCACGGCGAATTCCACCCAGATAGCGAATGCGCAGTTTGTGCAGGCCGCTGTCCTGGCTGGCCACAAGGACGACATCGTGCAGAGCGTCGCGCGCAAGATCGGCGATGTCTTGCTCTACACGGCCGATCTCGAGGACTGGAACGTCCAGGTTTTGGACGGGGGGAGTTTTTAGATGGCAGATGTCATCCGCATTAAGCGCAGGACTTCCGGTGCGCCTGGCGCGCCGTCGTCGCTGGCGAATGCCGAGCTCGCCTACAACGAAGTCGACCACATTCTGTACTACGGCGAAGGCACCGGCGGATCGGGCGGGTCTGCGACGGTCGTCGTGCCTGTTGGCGGCAGCGGGATCGCGTCAAATACCAACCCACTGATGAACGCTGCAGCTGCAGCTGGCACGTCAACAAATTTCAGCCGCTCCGACCACGTCCATCCCGTAGATACGTCGCGCGCGCCGCTGGCGAATCCGGTCTTCACAGGTGATCCTCAAGCGCCGACTCCTCTGACGGCTGACAACGACACATCGATAGCGACCACGGCATTCGTCAAAGCACAGTCCTACGCGACTGTTGCGAGCGTGCCGCTGCCCTCCTCGACCAATCCGGTGATGGACGGCGCGGTTGCAGTCGGTGTCGGAACGACATTCGCGCGTGCGGACCACGTACACCCGATCGACACCTCGCGCGCACCGACCGTCTCGCCGGTCTTCACTGGAAATCCGACCGGACCCACGCCTGCCACGGCCGATTCGAGCGTTTCACTCGCAACGACCGCATTTGTGAAGGTGCAGGCGTACGCACCGATCGCCAGCCCGGTCTTTACAGGCAACCCGACCGGACCATCGCCTGCAAATGCTGACTCGAGCACCTCGCTGGCGACCACGGCATTTGTCAAAGGCCTGCGGCAGGATCAGTTCCAGCCTCCGACTGCAGACGTCGCCTGGGGCAGTCGCAAGATCACCGCACTTTTGGACCCCACGAGTCCGCAAGACGCGGCGACCAAAAACTACGTAGACGGAGCGATTCAAGGGCTCAACGTCAGCAACCCTTGCCGCATGGCGACGACGACAAACCTGGCAGCGCTGAGTGGCTTGCTGGTGATCGACGGTATCACCGCCGTCGCCGGCGACCGTGTGCTTGTCAAGGATCAGACGCTCGCGCAGAACAACGGCATTTACGCCGCCGCAGTCGGCGCGTGGACGCGCACGACCGACATGGACACATGGGCCGAGATTCCGGCTACCTATATTTTCGTTGAGCTTGGCACGACCAACGCCGACAACGGCTACGTCTGCACTTCCGATCCTGGTGGCACGCTGGGCACGACACCGATCACATTTGTCCAGTTCAGTGGCGCCGGCCAGATCATCTCGGGCGCAGGCCTCACCAAAACCGGCAACCAGATCGACGTGATCGGCACTGCCAATCGCATCCTCGCCAACCCCGACAGCATCGACATCGATCCGAATTATGTCGGGCAGGCCTCGATCACGACGCTTGGCGCGGTCGCCACCGGCACATGGAATGCGACGACGATCGCGGTCAATCGCGGCGGCAGCGGCGCAGTCACGTTGACCGGTTATCTCAAAGGCAATGGCGTCGCTGCATTCACCGGCTTTGCGACCATTCCAAACACCGACATCACTGGCCTCGGGACCATGTCGACGCAGGCTGCGTCTGCGGTCGCCATCACTGGCGGGACCATTGATGGAGTGACCTTGGACGGCGGCACATTTTGACGCCGTAACTACAAATGGCCGACACATTCCGCATCAAACGTCGTGCGGTCGGAGGAGCCGCAGGCGCACCGGCAACACTCGCTGCAGCGGAACTCGCATTCAACGAGCAGACCAACATTCTCTATTACGGCGGTGGAAATAGCGCGAACCAGGCGACCACGATCTTTCCGATTGCTGGACCTGGTGCTTTCCTTCCCACCACCGGGGGTATTCTCACCGGCTCCCTGACCCTCGGCACCAATACGCTCCCGCAGCCGCTGTATCTGAATGGCGCGGCGACGAACACGGGGCGCGGGATCTATTGGCAGACGGCGGGTGTAAACCGCTGGGGCTGGCACACGACCAACACCGCTGAGAGCGGAGCGAACCTCGGGGGCGACCTCGACCTCTCACCCTACGATGACGCTGGCGTTCTCATCGGCTCCTATGCGTTGCGGATCAATCGCTCCACTGGCCAGATTAACGTCGGCAATGGCGGTCTTGCCTTTGGCGCCGTGCTTGGTGCCAGCCCAACTGACCTTTCAAGCCACATAGCTCTCTGGAGTACGAGCTACGGTTTCTCGGTCACCAGCGGACGGCTCAACCATGTCGGCGGCGCCCACTTCTTCGTCAGTGCAGGCAACGATGTCGCCTCGATAACCTCGACCGGTCTGAATGCCACCGCCGTGGGCACCACGACGCCGTCCAGCGGCTCGTTCACGACCCTTGCTGCAACTGGCACGGTCAGCGGGGCGGGCTTCACGGGCCTTCTGGCGCCTTATGCGCCCCTTGCCAGTCCGGTATTCACCGGCACACCGACCTTGCCCACCGGCACGATCGGCGTCACCCAGGTCGCCGGCACGAACAGCACGACCTTGGCCACGACGGCATTTGTCCAGGCTGCGAACGCAGCGGCGGTTCTGAGCTTCAACACGAGAGTGGGCGCGGTCACGCTGACTGCTGCTGACGTGACCGGCGTCGGTGGAGCCTTGCTGGCGTCGCCCAGCTTCTCCGGCGTGCCTCTCGCGCCGACTGCTGCCCCTGGCACAAACACGACGCAGCTATCGACCACGGCATTCGTCGCCGCCGCTGCGGCGCTCTATCTGCCGCTCGCGACTGGCGGCAATATCGCGCAGGGCTTGCAGATCAGCGGGACTGTCGGCGGCACCGGCACCCAGCAACTCCTTCTCAGCGCCACCACGACGGCCTACGGCATCATTCTGAACAGCACGTTCACCGCGAACGCCATTCGGCTGAACGTCAATCAAAGCATCGGCTTCGTCGCCACAGCAAACCGCAATCTCTACTACGACAACGTCAACGACACGCCGACCGGCCTCAAATGGTCGACTGGTGGTCAGGCCGCGCCCAACCCAGTCATCACGCTCGCTGACCTCGGATATGTCCAGGCGAACGGCTTCTATGCGGATGGAGCGACCGGGACTTGGCGTAGCTTCCGCGTACTCACTTCCGGTATTCTCAATTGGGTCGTCGGCGGCAACCTGACAGCAACCCCACAAGATGGCAGCAACGCAGGGACCGACCTCGATTTCAACGCCTACAGCGACACTGGCGCGCTCATCGCCACCCACGCTCGCATCACGCGGTCCTCTGGCCTGTTCACCTTCTATCGTGGCATTTTCCTTAACACCCAGGTCGCTCCTGGCGGCGTCACCGATCTCTCGCGGCATATAAACCTCTACAATGGCCTTTACGGCTTCAACGTCGTCGCCTCTCCAAGCAGTCGGCTCAACTACCTCGTTCCGACCGCTGCCACACATGTCTTTGTCGTCAACGCGATCGATGTCGGCAACTTCTCCAGCACGGGTCTAAATGCCGCCGCCGTGGGCGCCACGACGCCAAGCACAGGCGCTTTCACCACCCTGACGGCAACTGGTGCGGTTTCCGGCGCAGGCTTCACGAGCCTCCTGGCGCCTTATGCGCCACTCGCGTCGCCCACGTTCACAGGGGTACCTTCCGGTCCAACTGCCGCACCCGGCACGAACACGACGCAATACGCAACCACCGCGTTCGTGACTGCGGCAGATATCGTCGCCGCAGGCGTCACCGCATTCAATACGCGCTCTGGCGCGGTCGTCTTAACCGCAGCGGATGTGACCGGTGTCGGTGGAGCATTGCTGGCGGGGCCGACGTTCACAGGCGTACCTGCAGCGCCAACTGCTGCCGCCAACACGAACACGACGCAAATCGCCACGACGGCGTTCGTCCTGGCCGCTGCCGCTGCCTACGTCCCGCTCATTGGCGGCGTCAACATAACCGGCGGCGTCACATTCACTGCCGCCGGCTACGCACTTAACGTCACAAACAACTGCCTAGTCAGTGGCATACTTGCTGTCGGCGGAACGGCATCGATCTCAAACACCGGGCTGAATGGCGCCGCTGTCGGCGCCACGACGCCAAGCACAGGCGCTTTCACCACGTTGTCGGCAACCGGGGTTGTCTCTGGTGCTGGCTTCACCACGCTGTTGTCGCCCTATGCGCCGCTGGCCTCGCCCACCTTCACCGGCACAGTGACTTTGCCGACTGGCGCGGTGGGCGTCACACAGGCGATTGGAGACGAAGACACTAGCCTAGCCACGGTTCAGTTCGTTGCGCGCGAAGCAGCGGGCTACGTCGCGACGAACATTGGCGACGCCGATTATACGATGACTACCGCCCAGGCGAACGCGAGGATCATCAACGTCTCAGGCGCGCTGACGGCCGATCGCACGGTGACGATACCCGTCAACGCGATGCACAAGTCCTGGGTGCTACGCAACGGCACGACCGGCGGCTTCAATGTGATCTTCGCTGCGGGCAGCAACAGCTACGTCTACCCGATGAGCTACGCCGGGGAGCTTTGGTCGACCGGCGCTGCTCTGTTTCCGGCCCAAAACCTGCTTCCGGGCGCCACGGTTCGCTTTGGTGATGGCACTCGCAACGCATTAGTCGTCACGACCGGTCTGCCGACTGCGACGACGGTCATTAGCTCCACTGGCACGGGACTGATCCAGCTTAGTGGCGGCGTGATCTTTGGCGGCGGCGGCATCAGTTTCGGCAACGTGGTCGCTGCCGGCGGCACGACCGACCTCTCAAGTCACATTGCGCTCTACAGCACGGTCTACGGCTTCAACGTCACCAGCAACCGCTTCAACCATGTCGCGCCGAACCTCGCCTCGCATTGGTTTGTCGTCAACGCCATCGACGTGGCTCAGATATCAGCCACCGGCATCAACGCAGCCGCCATTGGCGCCACGACGCCCAGCACAGGCTCTTTCACGACGCTGGCAGCAACCGGTGCGGTGAGCGGGGCGGGCTTCACCACGCTCCTGGCGCCCTATGCACCCCTTGCCAGCCCAGTGTTCACCGGAGCGCCGTCTTTGCCCACCGGGGCGATCGGCGTCACACAGGTCGCCGGGACAAGCAGCACAACCCTGGCAACCACCGCATTCGTCACCACTGCCGACAACCTCAAGGCACCGCTGGCGTCGCCAGCACTGACAGGAACACCCACTGCGCCAACTGCTGCCGTCGGCACGGCCACGACGCAACTCGCGACCACGGCATTTGTCACCGGCGCAGCAGGCGGGGGTGGACCATCAGCCGGAAATCGCAACCGCCTCATCAACAGCAGCTTCCGGGTGAACCAACGAGGATCGCCCAGTCCGGTTAATAATGGCGCGGGCTACTCGTTCGTCTCGTCGCTCGATATGTGGCGAAGTGGCGTGAACGGTCACAGCTGGACTTTCAACGTCACAAACCCTGCCGCAACGATCACCATCAGTTCCGGTTCGGTGCAGCAAATTATCGAAGGCGCTCTAATCGAGGGCGGCACCTACACCCTTTCGTGGCAAGGCACGGCAACCGGCAGAATCAACGCCGGAACCTATGCTGCCAGCCCCATCACCGTCACCGGCTTGGCTGCGGCGGTTAATCTAATTGTCGAGTTCCAGGCCGGAACCGTGCTGAAGCCTCAACTGGAACCGGGCACTGTCGCAACGCAGTGGGAAATGCGCCTCGATGAGAAGACGCTCTGCGAGCGGTACTATCAACAAGGGTCATTCCTTTACGCCGGGTATGGAACTGCCGGGATGGCTTTTGCGACGACGATTTCTCTGCCGACGAGTATGCGGGTCACTCCAAGCATCACCGTACTCCAGAACAGTTCAAACAACCTTAGTGGCTTCAGTCAGTCGATGCCGGATACTCACGACCTGATTATCCAGGCAAATGTCACTGCTGCGGCGTCCTTCAACTACAACGGCTCCTACTATCTCTTCGCGGAGATCACCTCTCCTACCTAAAAGGATCGAAGTAATGGACACCAACATGCCGCAGCAACAGCCGCAGCAGCCCCCGCAGGACGTCACGCAATGGCCCGCCATGGTCACGCTGCCGATCGGCACTTGGGAGCGGGTGACGCAATACATCGCGAAAAACCCCTGGATCGAGGTCAATCCGCTCATGCTCGACATCAGCCGACAGGTAAACGACGCGATACAGGCACATGCCAGCACGCTGCGTGAGCCGGATAAGAGCAGCCAGTCGACGACGGCAGCGGTCGAGTAAGAGGCGCCACGAAGGCCTGACCCGGCGCGGGCCGGCATACGCACAGGGTCGGGAGGCGTCGCATGGCGGGACTGCTCACAAAGGCTGTCAGCACCATCGCGCGCGGCCTTGGGCTAACGGACAATCGCTTGATCTCATGGTTAGGAGGAGGCCCGACATATTCGGGTGAAGTCGTCTCGCCCAGGACCGCGCTGCAAATTGGCACGGTGTTCGCGTGCGCCAGGCTGATCGCCAGCACGATCGCCACGCTGCCCTGCCACATTTATTTGTCCGACACGCAAGGCCGAGGCACCATCGCGCGCGATCATCCGCTCTACGTGTTGCTGCACGACCAGGCGAATGCGGAGATGACAGCCGTCACCTTCTGGGAAGCGACGATCGCCTGCATCCTGCTGTGGGGTAATGCCTTCATCTGGATCCAGCGCATTGGCGCCCGCATCGTCGCGCTCGAGCCGATGATGCCGGATCGCCTTACTGCAAAGCGCAACGACGATCGCTCGATCACCTACACCTACTCATTCAATGGCGTGATCAAAACCCTGGCCGAAAACGAGGTGATGCACATCAAGGGCTTCTCGCTCGACGGCTGGAACGGAATGTCGATCGTCGGGCACGCGCGCGAGACGCTCGGCATTGCGATGGCGGCCGACAAGAGTGCCGCAAGTTTCTTCCGAAACGGTCTCCGGCCATCCATGGTCTTCAAGTCGGACAAATACCTGCCGGAGGACAAGCGCAAGCGCTTCGAGGCTGAGACATCCGAGAGGCTGGTAGGCGGAATCAACACCGGCGGCTGGGCTTTGTTAGAAGGGGGAGTCACGGTCGAAGCCATCTCGATGAAGCCCGAGGATGCGCAGCTGTTGGCGTCGCGCGGGTTTTCCGTAGAAGAAGTTTGCCGCTGGTTTGGTGTGCAGCCAGTAATGATAGGTCATATGGAGAAAAGCACGGCGTGGGGAACAGGGTTAGAACAGATGAACCTGTGGTTTCTCACGTATACATTGCGACCAATACTGAAGTCGATTGAGCAGTCAATCAGGAAAGACCTGCTGCGGCCAGGCGAGAGAAACACCTATTATGCCGAATTCAACGTCGACGCGTTGCTGCGCGCGGATAGCGCCGGCCGTGCTGCACTGATGACAGCCATGGCCGATCATGGGCTGAGAACCCGCAACGAGCTCCGCGCGCTGGACAACGTCGAGCCGCTGCCTGGCGGCGACGACCTGACTGTGCAGACCAACCTCATACCCATCGAGATGCTCGGCAAGGAGGCGATGCTGCGCATGCTCCAGCCGCTCGCGCCAGGCTTCAAGCCGTCACCGGAGCCGTCCGGTCAGCAACCGCCGGCAGATTAGGAGATATCAGATGCTGGTGCCCGAATTCCTAGCTATGCCGGTCGAGCTCAAATTCGACGGCGACGGTGGTACGGCCGGCGTGTTCTCTGGCTATGGCGCCGCGACAGGCAATGAAGACTCCTACGGCCATGTCATCAGCGCCGGCGCATTCAAAGAGACGCTGGCGGCACATGAGGCGGCCGGGACGATGCCCGGCATGTATATCGAGCATTCGCCCTACCAGCTTGGCGGCGACCTGCTGCCCGTCGGCGTATGGCAACAGATGTCGGAGGACTCAAAGGGTCTGTTTGTCCGAGGCAAGCTGAGTGCCCTCGATACTGACTACGGCAAGCGCATTCGAGCGCTGATGCTGGATGGAGCGGTCAAGGCACTCTCCATAGCCTTCAACGTGCCGGAGGGCGGCGATGTCCGCTCCAAGACGGCTGGCGAGCCTCGGCGCACGATCAACAACCTGGTGCTGCACTCCGTCGATATCGTGAGGGATCCTGCCAACAAGCAGGCCCAGGTGCTGCAGATGAATTCCGCCCTCCAGAACGTCATCAATGCGCCGGCATGCATCGAGGCGCTGGCGGCCTGCATACGCCTGCATCATACGACTCTGGCCGGCACCAACAGCCCCACCGGCGAGCAACGCCTGGAGCTACTGGGGCATCTCATGGACGCGCATCGAGCGCTGACAGGCGTGGACGTCCCGCCTGGCACGACGCTGTCCGCGCCCACCACACTTCGCGAACTGGAAGCCTGGCTCCGGGTGAGCTTCAAGCTCTCACGTTCGCAGTCCGAGACCATCGCCGAGGTCACGGGATTCAAGGCGCCTCGGGATGAGGCTGTTGAGAAGAAGGCGGAAGCGGAAGCACGCGCAGCGACACTCAAGGAGCTGTCCCTGATCGTGTCATCTCTCACCAGCAAAGGTTAATCCGATGGCAGATGACCCAGAAGTAGAACTCAAGAAGCTTGTTGTCGACCTCAAGAAGGCGACCGAAGACGTCATGAAGATCGGTGAGACGCACGCCACCGAGATCAAAAACCTTGGCGCCGCCACTGAGGAAACCAAGGCAAAGGCCGACAAGGCGCTGACGGACATGAACACGATCAGTGAGCGTCTTACCGGCATCGAGCAGAAGATGGTGCGGGGACACACCGATCCCAACGCCGAGTTGAAGTCCCTTGGCGACCTCGTGCTCGAGAACGAAGGCGTGAAGAACCTGATGGTGCAGAAGAACGGCCAAGCCAGGATGTCGATCGAACTCAAGGACATCACGTCGGGCAATCCGACATGGGGTGCGGGCCGCTCGCCATCGACGTCGCTGGTGGTTGCCGATCGCGTGGGTATGGTTACGCCCCCGATGCGGCAGATGGTCGTCCGAAACCTGATCACGCCGGGGACCACGAGCTCAAACGCAATCGAGTACGCGGTTGAGACCGATGATCCAAACGTCACCGGCGCTGCAGTGGTGTCGGAAGGGCAACTCAAGCCACAGTCAAACATCACGTTTGACTTAAAGTCGGTCCCGGTGCGAACTATTGCTCACTTTATGAAAGCATCGAGACAGATCATGGACGACGCGCCTCAACTGAGGAGCGTCATTGACGGTCGCTTGACTTACGGGCTGCAATTCGTGGAAGAGGCAGAACTGCTCTACGGGGACGGGACCGGCCAGCATCTGGCAGGAATTATTCCGCAAGCCACTGCCTACAGTGCCGCCTTCACACCAGCGCTGCCGACTGCGATCGATACCCTGCGGTTGGCATCACTGCAGGCGACGCTCGCGCTCTACCCGGCGAGCGGCTACGTGCTGCATCCTACCGATTGGGGTCGCATCGAACTGACGAAAGACACGCAGGGCAGATACATTGTCGGGGATCCAACCGGTGTGTTGGGCAAGCGGCTTTGGAACCTGCCGGTCGTCGACACCCAAGCCATGCAAGCCGGCAAGTTCCTGACCGGAGCCTTCCAGTTGGGCGCGCAGATCTTCGACCGACTGTCAATAGAGATACTAATATCGACAGAGAATATGGATGACTTTACTAGGAACATGGTAACTATACGAGGTGAAGAGAGATTAGCATTGGCAGTATACCGTCCCGCGGCCTTTATCTACGGGAATATACCATAACCATAGTTAGGGTATACTGAGATGCTGATGGAAGCCCTCAAGCCTTGGATCAACTACGACCATGAGGGCGTGGTGGAGCCAGGTCAGCGGTTTCAAGCTCACGGCCATCGCGCCACTGAGCTTGAGCTCGCCGGCCTGGCTGTGCCGGTGCTGGACGACAACGAGAAGATCAAGGTCGTGGCAGATCCGCCGCCACTGCAGTCGCTAGCGGAAACGGCAAGGATGTCAGTGCCGCCACCGGAGGCGAAACAGCAACCGCCGCCACCGGTGCCGCCACAGCCAAAGGCGAAGCCCAATCATGACCCGAAGCCTGTCAATCATGGCCCGAAGCCTGTCGGCAAACGGCGTCGATAACGCCCGACCTCTTTTCATCAAAAGTCCATGGGGGATTGGGGACTCACTGTATGCCCGCCCATTCATCGCAGCCCAGGCTGCAGAGCGGGAGATCTTCCTCGAAACACCTTGGCCGGAGTTCTACACGGACTTACCCGTGTGGCTAGTGCGCGGCCACAAACAGCTTCGCACGCAATTGCGCAACTTGGCGCGGCAACAGAACACGCAGTGGCATCAACCTCCAGGCAACGCTGAAACGGTGGCGTTGGGGTATGGCGCGCTGGAACTCCCTACGAGCAACGTCGCGGCGATCATGGAGCGGAAGCTCCCGCGCACGCACATAGTCTCCACACCGGCGTGGGATCTACCAGACATGGGCCCCTGCCCGTTCGACACACTCGGCGCGCCGATGGCGATCATCCGCCCGGTGATGCGCCGGACGGAATGGGACAACGAGGCGCGCAACCCGCTGCCGGAATACGTCTGCGAGATCGCGGCCGATCTCAAGCAACGCGGCTACGCGGTCATCGTGCTGTGCGATGAAAAGCACGGTGCCGAATGGATCGATGGCCCGGTGCCGCCGCACAACCTGGCGCTGACCCACGGCGAACTATCGATCCGCCAACTAATGGCGAGCGTGCGAGACGCGGCCATCGTCGTCGGAGGTGTCGGCTGGATCGTCCCCGCCGCAGTCGCCCTGCAGACGCCGACGTTCGTGGTCCTCGGCGGTAATGGCGGCATGAATGCTCCCGAGCGACTGCTCGACCCGCGAATGAACACCGAGCGCATTGGCTTCGCGATGCCCGAAAGGTTCTGCAGATGCTTGGACATGAAACATCGCTGCGCTCGGCGCATTCCAGATTTACTGCAGCAATGGAATCGCTGGAGGCGGCGGATGCGATTACCCGACCCACACTCTTCCAGTGCCTCGGCCGCAAACGGCTGACCTGGTTTCCCGATCTCGGCGTCGGCTACTTCCCGGTCGAGGATCCGCAGGCGCCCTACGACGTCCGCTACTTCGCCAAATACATGGGCTACCAAGCCACCGACATGGGCCGGCGCATCACGCAGGCGCGCCTCGAGCTCGTCGAGCGGCACTGGCAAGGTCCACTGGTCGATGTCGGCATCGGCTCCGGCGCCTTCGTCTCCGCCAGGCCAAACACCAAGGGCTACGACATCAACCCGTGCGGCGTGTACTGGCTGAAAGACAAGGAGCTCTTCTGCGACCCCTACAGAGAGCCTGTGGAGGCTGTGTCGCTGTGGGATGTCCTCGAGCACATTGCCGAGTTCGATAAGCTCCTGGCTCGCGTCACGGCCCGCGTGTTTGTGTCTCTGCCGGTGTTCACCGGACCACACGAGGTGCTGTCCTCCCGGCATTATCGAGAGGACGAGCACTTTTGGTATTTCTCAGCGTACGGCTTCCTCAAGATCATGGCCACGCTGGGCTGGCAGGCGCTCGAGCATAACGAGGCGGAAACGCGGATCGGCCGCGAGGGCATCGCGAGCTTCGCTTTCGCCAGGGCTCCATAATGCGCTCGGTGACCGACGTCATCACCAAGGCCACGAGCCGGGATCTGACGACGCTCGACATCGCGAAGGAGGAGCTCGGCATCACGGGTGGGTCGTACGATGCACGCCTGAAGCGCTGGATCACGGCTGAGTCGGCGGCGATCGAGCGCTACTGCGGTCGTAGGCTGATCAAGGAGACGCTGCAGCAAACCTTCACCACCACCGTCGGGCATTCGGCCGGCGTGCGATCCGACCTGTTGCTGGTGCTCTATCCGAACGTCGAGATCCTGTCGGTGGTGTGGAACGACGTGGTGATGACGCCGGACCAGTGGCACCTCGATGCGGAGGCCGGACTGCTGCGGCGGTGGGACGAGGTGCAGTATTGCTGGATCCCGTGGTTTGATTACCCGGGCTACTACTGGTTGCCATATCCGAGCACCGTCGTGGTGCAATACACCGGCGGCTACACGCCGGGCGAAGACGTGCCGCCCGACCTCGAGCAGGCGGCGCTCATCCAGCTGCAGCACCACAAATCGACCGGCACGCGCGATCGATCGATCCGCTCCGAGTCCGTGCCCAACGTGCTGACCACGACCTACATGGTGCCCATGGCCGGCGAGAGCGCGGCGATCGTCCCGGCGGCCGCAGCACTGCTCGAGCCTTACCGGGAAATGCGGCTGTGACCGCGAAGCTTCTGTCCCCGGGTGACCGCGTCGTCATCCACTGCGAGTCCTGCGAGCCGGAGCCGGCGGTTGTGCTGAAGCTCGGCAGGATCTGTCCCGACTGCTCCGACCAGCAATACCGCCTCGAGACCGTGGTCTCGCGGATGATCGTCAGCTGCTGCGCATCGATCCTGCGCCCTCTCCACTGATCCGAGGCAACGATGCTCCAGGCTTCCCAGGTCTTCGCGCTCCAGCCCGAGGGCGGGGACGCCGACTTTGTCATCGCCGGGCCCGGCACGTTCACCGGCGTTTGGACGACCGGCCTGGCCGGAATGCAGCAAGTGGCGGTGGAGCTCCGTTTCCTGTGGGGCTCAAGCAACGGCGGCAGCGTCAAAGCCCTGCTGCAGACGGCGCTGGGCGACGACACGCCGGCCTTCGATGTCGCCCAGGTGTCTTTTGCCGGGGCGGCGCGCACGGTCGTCTTCGAGCTCTACGGCGGCACCACGGCGGTGGTGGATCCCAGCGCCGGCGGTGTGGACTCTACTGGCAATGACGTGCTGCCCGACGGCTTGGTCTGCCACGTCCTCGGCGATCGGCTCCGATTGATGGTGATCGTCTCCGGCACCTACGCCAACACGGTCCTGTCGGCTCGAGTGCTGCCTAAGTGAACGCGGACAGCTTCATGAGCTTGTGCGCGCGGAACGGCGACACCTTCACGATCCGCCGGCTCACTGGCACGCGCCAGGTCGCGTTCTCGGTGCAGTGCCTCGGCAACGTGCGGCGTGGCGTCGAGAGCGTGCTCGTCGGCAACGTGCAGCAGACCGCCGATCAGATTCAGATCACCGATCGAGAGATGCGCGCGGTGCAATGGCCGGCTCCGCCCCGGCAAGGCGACCAGATCGTCTATTCAAACGGCGCGGTGCGGACGGTCCTGGCGAATGTGAATATCGATCGCCTCGACGAGGACACCGTCTACACACTCAAGACCTTGGGCGGATGATCGATGTCCCCCGTGGTCTGGGATGATTTCATACCGCGCGTGCAGGCGGTGGCGACGCAATTGGGCATCACCTTCGAGATGCCAAACGAGCCGGCCGGCGCGCGGCCGGAGCCTTCGCAAACCTGGCTCGACATCGAGGTAGCCTCACAGAGCTCAGTGCAGCTGGAGCTCGGCGACAACGCCTGGATCGAATACGGCCAAGGCTACCTGCACATCATGGTCCCGATCGGCACCGGCTGGCGCGATGCCCTGGTGAAAGCCAAGGCCTTCCAGGAGGCATTTCGCGGGATCAACACCACGACCCCAAAGGGTCTGGTCTATCGCAATGACCAGTCAGCCGACCCGATGGCAAATAAAGACGACGGAATGTACCGCCGCCTCACAGTAATCGTGAACTACCAGTACCAGGACCGGCTAATCGCCCCACCTTGAAGGAACCAATATCATGCAACAGTACCATATCCTGGCGGAAACCCCGCCGGGCTCCGGCTCGTTCGCGGAAACTGGCGAGATCGTCGAGACCAGCGCGGACGATGCGTGCTTCCGCTGCATCGAGCTCGCGCAGGACGGCAACCGCTACGGCTTCTGGGTCTACGAGAGCGTGAATGCGCGGCATATCAGCCCGCCATCGGCGCAGCCCGATCTCACGGTGGAAGCGCCGGTCAACGTCGATGTCCCGTTCCTGTCGCAGTCAGCAAATGTCCTGAGTTGCACAATGGGAAATTGGACAGGAACCCCGACCTCGTACCTCTACAGATGGTCGATCGGCGGCATCAATCCCGGCACGCAAGAGCCCAACTACGTCTGCCAGCCGAGTGACGTCGGCAAGACCGCGACGTGCGTCGTCACTGCGGTCAACGAGCAAGGCCAGGTCGCCGCGCCAGCTTCCAACTCTGTCGTCATCGCCTAAGCAGCGACGCGGCCTGCTGTCGCGTGCAGCACACTTAACAATAGGAGAGAACCATGCCCGCGACTGCTAACTATCAGGCCGGCATTGAAGCCAACCAAACCAGAATCTCGTATGCCAATGAGCTCACCTGGGGCATTGCTCCGGCCGTCGCCTTCAAAGCGATCCGGTATATGTCCGACACCTTGGCCGAAACGAAGACCAGGCAGCGCCCGTCGGAAATCAATATCACTCGTGAGGCGTCGCAGAGTGTCACGACGCAACAGACGGCGGGCGGCACGATCAACTACGCCCTGGCATACGGCGTCTATGATGATTTCTTCAGTGTGGTGCTGCAGAAAGACTGGCAGGCCTTCCAGGTCATCAACGGCATCGCCGCCGATATCATCCTTACAAGCACCGGCGTGTCCCCCAACAACACCGTGGTGCTGTCGTCGACGCTCGGCACCAAGTTCGCGACGCTTGGGGTCAACTCGTGGATCAAGCTCTACGGCTTCACCAACGCCGCCAACAACGGCTTCTGGTACGTCAAGGCGCACACCGATGACTCGCATCTGACACTGGACGGGCCGCAGCGCACCTTAGCGGTCACGGAAACACCCGCCGCCACTGCAGCGCATGTGCGTGGCTCCACGATAGCAAACGGCGTCACCTTCAAATCTCTCTTCATGCAGCAGTCGCTCTCGCCGACAATGTATCTCGTCTATCCCGGCACCTACGTCTCGCGGCTGACCGTCTCCGGTTCCGTCGGCAACTTTTTCACCGGCGCCATCGATGTCATCGCGAAGGACGAAGACAACCTGGTCGCGGACAGTTCGACCGGCGCGGTCATCGCCGCCCCAACGACACCGGTCATGGATCCCGTCTCAGGCTTCGTGGGCTGCTATTGGAACGGGCAGCCGATGGTTGGCACGCTCGATCAGATGGCGATCACCCTCGAGAACACTGGGGCCGCGCCCGAATACGGGCTCGGCGGGCAGATTGCCGTCGGCATGCTCAGTGGCACATTCACGGCAAGCGGCAGCTTCCGCATGTACTTCAACGACTTCATCAACTACAACTTTTTCACCGGGGAGACGCTGGGATCTCTGTCATTCATCGTGCAGAGCAATGTTGGCAATGCCTACGCATTCACCTTCCCCAATACTTTCATGATGGTGAAGCTCAACGCCGGCGGCCCAGGTCAACCGGTCTACGCGGAGATCACCTTCGAGGCCAATCCGGCGCCAGTGACTGGCGGCACCGTCATCATTGACCGCTTGGCCAATTCGTAATCCAGCGGGATAGGAGGCACCGGCTATGGCCGCGACAGGCAATTATCAGGCTGGCATCGAGTCCAACCAAACGCAGCTAAGTTATGGGGTAGAAACCACCTGGGGCAGTCGTCCGCTCGTGCCGTTCCAGGCGATACGATACACCTCGGACACGCTCGCACTGACGAAGACACGCGCACGACCGTCCGAGATCAACGTGATGCGGGAGGTGACGCAGGCGATCACCGTCTCGCAGAGCAGCGGCGGCACGATCAACTACGCGTTCAGCTACGGCAACTATGATGACTTCTTCGCGTCCTGCATGCAGGGCGATTGGAGTGCGGCAGCAGGCGTGGCATCGATCGGCACTGACATCACGATGACATCGACCGGCACCGCGACGCAGACGATCACGTCGACGCTGGCCAATAAGTTCGCCAACATCACGGTCGGACAGTATATACGGGTGTCTGGCTTCGTGCTCGCTGGCTACAACACCTGGTGGCGCGTAGTGACGATGCCGTCCCTGCAGAACATGACCGTCACTGGTGTTGCGGTAGGCGCCAACACCGAGACCTCGACCGGGACAAACGTCAAGATCACGGGCTCGCGGCTTAACAACGGCACGACCTTCAAGAGCCTCTTCCTCCAACAGAAGTTCTCCTCGACCAAGTTCCTGCGCTACGGCGGCTCCTATGTGACCAGGATGACGCTGGGCGCATCGGTCGGGAACTTCTTCACCGGCGCCATTGATCTCATGGCCCAATCGGAAGTCTCCACGACGGCCGAAGCGTCAACCGGCGCGACGATCGTGGCGCCATCCGGCCCGGTGATCGATCCTGTCGGCGGATTTGTCAGAATCGCTTACAACGTCGGCACCGTCACAGGTTTGCTCGACCAGCTGTCGATGACGTTGGAAAACACCGGCGCCGCACCGGAGTTTAGCCTCGGCGGCACAGCGGGCGCGGACGGTATGCTCGGCGGCACCTTCACAGCCTCCGGCGCGTTCCGAATGTACTGCAAGGACTTCACGCTGTACAACTTCTTCGAGACATCCTTCTCGGCCGACATGCAGCTGTATTTGAAGGACAGCGTCGGCAACTCCTATGTGATGTCGTTCCAGCAAGTCACGCTGTTCGTGAAAATCAACTCAACCGGGCCCGGCACTGCGGTGTTTGTCGACGTCACATTTGAGGTCAATCCCGACCCAACTCTGGGCGGGACTTTCCAGATCGATCGGCACCCACCTCCCAACTGATCCAGAGATCGGCGTCGCCCACTGGCGCTGATGGCGGGCGGGAGTTGGAACTCCTTCCCGCCCGTCGGCGCGTGATCAGCGCCGTCCTGGGCGCCGGTCACGCGCCATTCACCTTCCACAGGACAGGAAGCACATGGCCAATCTTAACGAGTTCCAAACCGATATCCGCGCCATCAGCGATGGTGCCTGGATCCGGGTCAGCGAAGCCTATGGGGATCTCGAGATCCAGACGCGCGGCTTCACTGATGAATTCACCGACGCCCGCACTGCGCGGCTGATCGCTGCAGCTGAAGCCTACAACGGAGAGCGAGAGAGGATACCAAACGCCGAGGGACGGCGGATCAATGCGGGACTGATGGCAGAGTTTATCGTCATCGGTGTGCGCAACTTATACGACAAGGACGGTGAGCCGGTGACGCTCGAGCAGTTCCACCAGTTGCTGCACCGGCAGGAGTATTCGCGGCTGCTCCGCGCGTGCTGGGAGGCTGCGGGACGCGTCAACGCGCGGTCGCTCGCCCAGGTCGAGGCTGCAGCAAAAAACTCCGAGAGGGGCTTCGACTCGAACTGAGCTACGGCACGCTGCGGAGCCGCATGCTTGAGATCAGGCAGCGGATGATCGCTGCAGGGCAGCGGCCCGACATTCGCGACGACGACCTGCCACCAGCCCCGTTCATCGAGCCTGCCTTCCACTGGATATGGCGTGCCTGGCATCGGCTACACCCGGATCGTCCCTACTACGGCGGCGGCATGGGCCCGATGGTGCCAGGCGCTATCCCGTGGGGCTTGGTGCGGACGTGGGCGGAGCATCACCACCTCACACGCGGAGAATATCTCATGCTCGACCGCGTGGTGCAGGCGATGGACTCCGAGTACCTCACCTGGTGGGCGGAGCGTAACGCGAATGACGCAGCGGCAGCGCGCCGGAGCCCGCGCTGATGCCCAGCTTCGCGAGAGCCACCAACGGCCTGGAACTAGCCGGGCCTAACCTGATGAAGAATGTGCGTCGGATGATTGAGCGACGTGCTCAGTCACCCGACGCATCCGCCCGTGTCAAACGCCATCTCGAGCAGCGGCTCGAGGAGATGAAACGCGGCGGCGAGCTCCCCCTCTACGACATGTTCGTCGATGGGAAGAAGACCGGCGATCTCTCGACCATCACCTTCCGTGGTGGCGTCGTCGAGATTAAGTTCCGGTTGCTGGACGGTGTCGTGCGCGCGATCTTGGACTACGCCAAGACGATCTCGCCGCGCAAAGACGGCGACTATGCTGACGCATGGTTTCTCATGGTCGACGGCGTCGTCGTCACCGATCTCAGCAAAACAATCCCCCACAATTCCAAAGTCGTCATCTCCAACTTCGCGCCATACGCGCGTCGTTTGGAGGAGCAAGGCCGTTCCGGCGGCCGCAGCGGACGGCTGACCAGTTATTCCCACCCAGAGCTCGTTGTGACTGAGCGCACGCGCGCATGGGCACAGTCGAAATTCAAAGGGGCATTGATCGAGCGACTGTTCGTCACGATCCCCGGTGGTGCCGGTGCGCGCGGATGGGAAGTGCCATACCACCTCCGGCGCGGCCGGTATCAAGGCCAGGAGATAACGTATCCCGCGCTGCGGTTGACTGAGCGCTGACGATGGCAACCAACGAAACCGTCACCGACGACTTCATCACCAGACTGAGTCTGCAGGACGACATTACCGCGCAGGCGGAAGCCATCGCCGCTGCGCTGGCCAAGCTGACCGGCTCGGCCGAGGCGGCCGGTAAGGCGGTGCAGGGAGCCGGCGAGGCGGCCGGGTCTGCCGGTGCCAAGGTCACCGCCGCCGCCGCCGCGTGGGAGCGTGTGGCGGCCCGGCAGGATGCTGTCACGGCCGCCACCGTGAAGCTGAAGGCGGCCCAGGAAGAGCTCGTCCGCGTCCAGGGGCTCGCGGCCGCCGGGCTCGCGAAGGGCGTGGCTGACCCGGAAGTCATCGGCCGCGTGCTGGCGAAGCAGACCGAGGGCGTCGACAAGCTGAAGGCCTCGCTGGCCTCGATGCGCGATGCGCAGGAGGCAGCGCGACAGTCGAACGAGCTCTGGCAGGCCGGCCTGGCCGAGGGCGACGAGCTCCTCCTCGGGCTGGCGACATCGGCCGCCGCGACGGCAGCGGCGTTCACCAAGGGCTCGGCCGAGGCGGCGATCTTTGGCCAGTCGCTATCATCGCTGCGCGGGCATTTCGACAGCGTCTACTCGATCTCAATGCAGTACGAGAAAGAGTTCGCGCTGCTCAACATGGCCTTCAAGACTGGCGCGATCGAAGGCCCCCAGGCGCAGGCGCGCGCGCTGGACGAGCTCAACGCCAAGTTTGAAAAGCTATTCGTCGGCACTGACACCCTGGCGAAGAAGCAAGCCGACGCGAAGGCCGCAGCCGACGCGCACTTCGAGGCGATGAAGAAAGACGCCCAGGCTGTCATCGACGCCGGGATCGCAGCCGACAAGGCCGCTGAGTCATTCGCCAAACTGGCGCAGGCGTCTTTCAACCAGACGCTGGGCGATCCGAGCAAGTCGGCGGGTAGGGGCGGGGCCAGCGTCAGCGGCCTCGGCACGCCTTACTCGGAAGCCGACGCTGCGAAGCGCAAGGACGACATCGACGCCTATGCCGCGTCGCTCAATGATCTCCAAAGTCGGTTCGATCCACTGTTCGCAGCCAACCTCAAGTTCACCGAGGGCACCGATGCGCTGGCCAAGGCGATCCGCCTCGGCCTGCTGCCGTCGATTGAATTGCAGGAGGAGGCGCTCGCCAGGCTCGTCAGGGACCACGAGGCAGCGGTTGAGGCGATCCGTGGCACCGCTGCGGCCGCCGAGGCATTTCAGCAGAAGGCCAATGCGTTCGCCGGCGTTGGCAACCGGATGTCCGACGCGCAATTCCAAAGTCGCGGCGCCGATCTCGAGGCCGCGTTTGGTTCAACGTCAGACACTGGTAGGACGCAGCTTGGCGAGTTGGACGCCGCGCGCGCGAAGTATGACGAAGTGTACGCTGCGTCGATGCGCTATGCGGCAGCGAAAAAAGAGCTGGATCTTGCGTCGCCGTTCATAAGCACGCAGCGGTACAACACCGAGCTCGACAAGCTGAATGCGGGGCTGGCGAAAGGGACTGTCGCGTCGAGCGCATATGCGGGCGGCCACGGCCAGGCTGCATTCGCGACGAGACAATTGGGTGTCCAGACCGTCCAATTCTTCTCGAGCCTGGAGTCCGGCATTCCATTCATGACGGCGCTGGTGGAGCAGGGGCACCAGTTGGTCGACGTGGCTCTGTCGACCGGCACGGGCTTCGACGTCGTTACCAATGCGATCAAGAAGGTGGTCGGGTGGTTTGGATCCCCGCTCGGCGCTGGGGTTGCCGCCGTCGGTGCGCTGACCGCTGGCCTCGGAGCCATGGCGCTCGCCACCGAGCACAGCAACACGTCGATGCTCACCCTGCAGCAGACCCTGCGGGCGACGCATGAGGACTACGCTGCCCTCGCCAAACAAGCGGAGCAAGCAGCGAGCAAAGCTGCCGCTACCAGCCCAGTAGGTCGCGCGGAGGGATTGGCGGCCGCCGGCAACATCCTGTCAGCGCCCAACTCTGCTTTTGCTGGCTCCACGGAAGACATCGCGAAGCTCGTCAGCCTGTCGAAAGACCTGGCGACAGTCATGGGCGTGACGGTCCCGGAAGCGGCTGACAAATTCATCAAGAAGGCGATCCAAGAGCCTGGGAAGGCTGCCGAGGAATTCGCGCAGAAGCACCTATTCGGCATGACGGACGCCATGGCGCAGTCCATCAAAGAGATGGAACTGTCTGGCAACGCCGGCGATGCCTACAACGCGGTGCTGGAGCGCATGAAAACCGTGAGTGGCTCCACAGCCGATGCCATGACGCCTCTTGGCAGGGCGATGGATAGCCTGCTGCAGAAGTTCGCCTCGGTGAAGAAGGAGGGCGACGGGATCACTGCGCCGCAAGGCGGGTTGTCGCGGTTGGCAACCGTTGCGGTGGAGTCAGCGGACGCGCTGGTCGACAAGCTCCAAAAGATGGGATCTGGCCACGACCCCAACAGCGCGCAGGCACTCCTGCCTTATGGCGGCACCCAGGAACAACTGGCGGCGAAGACGCCGACGCCGGACCAGAGACTCCCGGGTCTCACCGACGCAATGAAGCAGATGGCGGTGGACGCGACGAAAGCGGTCGCCGAGTTCAACAAGACCTTCGAGGCCACGGTCGACCTGATCAGCAAGTCGCCATTCGGCAAGCTTGATGAGGCGAAGGCGTCGGTCACTGGGTTAGAGGCTGCCATTGCGAAGATGGGCACTTCGACCGGCGGCACCGCAGAGCAAACCGCTGTACTGGAGAAAGGGCTGCGGATTGCGCAGAAGACGTTCGACGAGGCGACGATTGCCGCCGACAACTTCTTCAAGACCGCGACCGACAAAGCGGTCGAAGCGAGCGAGGCAAACACCAAGGGCCAGAACGAGATCGCCAACGCGTATGCACAGGGCGACTACGCGGTCCTGCAGGCGACCGCACATGCCAAGGCATACGAGGCGGAAATCGCGCAGGGACAATCCCCAGCCACTCAAAAGTTCACGGACGACGTCGATCGTCTGACGACGGCGTACCTCAACAACGCGTCAGCGATTGCCAGCGTCAAGGCGATGGAGGACAGCCGTAACATCCTCGGGCAGATCGAGGTCATCAAGGCCGAGACTGAGGCGATCTACGCCAACACTGCGGCGAACAGAGCCGCTGTGCAGGCTGCCAAGGACAAGCAACTCTCCGACAAGCTGACTGCCGCCGGCGCGTCGCCAAATGCGATAGCCGAGGTGTTGGCGCAGCAGACGTCGCTGGAATACTACGCCGGGCAGAAGGCACTCGCATCCCAGGCGGTGCAGTCCGCTAGCCACAGCAAGCCGGCAGATATCGAGAAGCTCACCGCGCAGAACCGCGAATACCGCGCAGAGTTGGATAAGGTCGGTGAGCGCACCACCGCGAATGCCGCCAAATACGATCAGCTTACGGCCGGCATCAACGGCAACAATGACGCGATTGCGAAGCTGGAGAAGGGCACAGCCTCGCACACATCCGCGCTCTCCAAGCAGACGGACAAGGTGCTGGCGCAGATCGATGCGACGAAGGCGCTGGAAACAGCCTACCTGTCCGGCAACGATGCCGTGGTCGACATCAATGCCAAATTACAGGCGCAGGAAAAGCTGATCGCGGATGGGCTCACGCCAGCGAGCAAGAACTGGAAGACAGAACTGGAGAAGATGACCGCTGAGTACAAACAGCTTGGCGTCGAGCAGGCGAACCTAAAGGCGATACAAGAGACTAAGGATATCCAGCAGCAGATCGACCTCATCAAGTTAGAAACCGACACGCTGCTCGAGAATAGCAATGCGCGCGAGGCCGCCATCCAGCACAAGAAGGACGAATACGAGGTTAACAAGAACAACATGTCGCTGGATCCGGCGAGACGCGCAGCATTGCTGGCGGAGAAGGACGCGCTGGAGCAACTCACGCAGCAATTGAATGACAGGAAGGCGACGGCTAGCTACCTGGCGTCGCAGTTCAGTTCCGCATTCGACACCATCGGCAATTCCATCACCGACGCGTTCGTCAAAGGCTCGGGCTCTGCGGTCAAATGGGGCTCGGTGATGCAAGGCGTGCTGTCGCAGGTCGTGCAGCAATTCGCGCATCTCGCGATTCTAAATCCCATTATGAATTCGCTGTTTGGCCAGAACCAGCCGACGCTCGGGTCAGTTGCTTCGCTGTTGAGCGGCGGCTCGACCACAGCCGGCGGCGGGGCCGGCTCGGTTGGGGGAATCTCCCAACTCATCAACGTCGGCGGCCAGCTGTTCTCGATTGGGGGCGGTGGCGCGACGACAGCCGGCGGCGGAGCCGGCAGTGTCAGTGGCATAAGCCCGCTGATCGGCACGCAGGCGGTAGGCTCCGGCCCGGGCATTGGCTCGGTGTTTGGTGGCGGCGCGATCGGCGGCCTTGCTGGGCTCTATGCGAGCGGCGCGGGGCAGGGCGCGGCCGGCGGCGGTGCTGGCAGTAGCGCGTCGAGCCTGCTCTCCAATGCCGGCACGCTGTTCAGTGTGGGCAAGGCGCTCTTCCCGGACACGTTCAGTCTCGGCGGCAGCGGCAGCAGCATCTTTGGCAACCTTGGCGAATCGCTCGGGCTCACCGGCGAGAGCGGGGCGCTCAGTGGCGTCACGAGCTTCCTCAACACGCCTCTGGTCGTCTCCTCGCAGGCTGGACCTGTGACCTCTGGGCTCGCGGCCGGTGGCGCCGGTCTGCCGGGGACAGTCACGCTCGGCGGCGTCATCGGGGCCGCTGGCGCGGGCTACGGTGCTGGTTCGCTGATCGGCTCATATGTGCAGGGGGCGACCGGCAAGACCGGTCCTGGCCCAGAGGTCGGCGCTGCCCTCGGCACTGCGATCGGCATCGGCGCCGTGGCGCTAGCCCCCGCCACGTTTGGCACCTCGCTCCTGGTCGGCGCGCTGATCGGTGGCTCGATCGGCGGCGCGGCCGGCGGGCTGATCGGGCCGAAGGCCCCCAGCGCGTTCTCCTCCACCATGGTCACGACGGACGCCCAAGGGTTGCTGCAGGTCGGGGGCACAACGGCCCAGCGGGTGAACGCTTCCGGCGAGCGCGCCGCCGCGATCGGTGCCGCTGCCGCGATCAACGACATGCTGACCAAGGGCGGTCTACGGGTTAGCAGCCTGGAAGGCGCGAACACCGGCGCTCCGTATCTACAGATCGGGCAGAATACGCCCGGCGGATTCCAGGATCCAAGCAAGCACAGCGACTTTGGCGCTGCGTTCCCGTTCTTGCGGTTCTCATCGTCAGATCAACTCACCAACCAGTTCATCCAGGGTCGTCTGTTCCAGTCGCCGGAAGAGCTCGGTGGCGTCACGACATCGTTGCGGGATTTCGAGAATGCGCTGAAGGGCACCAAGGCCGAGAGCGATACCGCTGGTATCGCCATGCGTGCGCTGGCCGGCGCGGCGAACACCGATGTGCAGCCCGCGCTGCAGAAAGCGGCGACCTTCATCACCGCGACATTCCCGACGCTGACGCAGGGCAACCGTGGCTCGCTCGCGGTCGCGCAGGACCAGGTCACCGCGCAATATGGCGAAGCGTTGGGCACAGCGCAGCAACTCGGCTTTGGCTACGACGATCTGCTCGCCGCGCGGCAGAAGTTGTACGAGAAGAACCAGATCGCGGCGAACCAACAGATCGATGCGACGGCGGCCTCCGTTAACACCCGGTACTTCGCGGCCCGCGCAAACGTCACCGGCAGCCGAGACGACGCCCTGACATCGCAGCTTGTGTCGTTTGATACCCAGGCGAAGCAGGCGCACCAGCAACTGTCCCAGACCTTGTTGGGCATTTGGGGCGACGCTGCGGAGACGTCTGCCGACTACCAGAACCGCATGGCCGAGGATGACAAAGCCACAGCCGAGGAGCGGCTCGCGATCCTCACCGCATTCAATAAGCAGACCGAAACGCTGATGAAGGCGAGCTACGAGCAGCTTGAGACGCTGCGATCCAGGGCAACCACCTCGATAGCGACGCTTTCCGGCGATCCGCATCAGATCGCGTACGCGCAGCAGGTAAACCTGCAGAGAACCCAGGCGGCGGAACTTCGCGCCTATACAGAGAGCGAAAAGCAGACATTTGGCGACGCTTTCCAGAGTGCCGATCCGAACTACTACGAAAAGCTCGGCAATCTGATGACCTCCCAGACTTACGAGATGGCGCAGCTTAATCAGACGATCGCTCGGCAGAACCTGAATCTGCAAATCGCCAGCACGCGGCAGGACCAGGGGCTGACCGTGCGCTCTGCGGCAGCATCGGCCGCGCTCTATCCGACGGCTGCAGGCGCGCAGGCGGCTTATTACAAGTTCGATGTCGCGGCGCAGCAGGAGACGCAGGACTTCTATACCCAGGCGCGCGACTCCTACGGCGACGCCTACACAGTCTCTGAAGAGTACTATCGCAAGCTGAATAACCTTATCGCGGTGCAAGGCCAGGAGCGCCTGGTGCTCGAGCAGACTCTGAACCAGCGGCTGCGGCAGCAGGCGATTTCCAGCTGGCAGCAGGACATCGGCTTCACCACCCGGCGGGACACCGCGCGAGCGGCGATCAGCCGCGATCCGATCGCGGTGGCAAGCGCCTCCTTGTCGGCACTCTATGTGCAGCAAGTCGAAGAGATGCAGAATCTGAAGGAGGGTCTGGCATCGACGTACGGTGATGCCTACACGACCACGGCGGAGTACTACGGCAAGGTCGGGTCGCTGCAGGAAGCACAAACTGCCGAGATGCAATCGGCGCAGCAGACCATCAACCGGCAACTGCGGCAGCTGACGATCGACAGTGCGAATCAGAACGCGGGCTTTGCACAGCGCTACCAAACCGCCCACGCAGCGGTCACCGGCAGCACGGCCGACAAGAATGCCGCAGCGCTCGCGCAACAGGACGAGGCGGCCCGGGAAGAGCTCACCAATCTCTATTTGTCGCTGACCAACACGTACGGCGACGCCTATGCGCTCACTGCGGAATACGGCGACAAGATCAATGCCTTGGTGAAGGCGCAAGGCGAGGAGCGCTTGGAGCTCGAGAAGCAGCAACAGGATGCGCTTACGAGCACGGCCGAGGCGTCGATCGCCTCGCTGGTGGAGTACTCCAAGACGCTGCAGACGTCGGATAAGTCGCCACTGTCGCCGCTGGCACAACTCGATCTCGCCAAGAGTCAGTTCCAGACCCAGTCCGGCTTGGCCAGTAGTGGCGACTACGGCGCGATCCAAACGCTGCAGAACTATTCCGAGACGTACCTCGCGGCCGCCCACACGGTGTACGGCTCCGGCATAGACTACGTGAAGGCGTTCAGCGAGGTGATCAGCACGCTGGCGGATATCAGCACGCAGACGCCGGACATGCTGACCGCATCGGTGCTGCAGCAGGAGACCAGGTCGCAGACCGCGATCCTGGTCGAGCAGCTGCAGGAACTGAAGGATGAGGTCGTCGCGCTGCGGCTGCAGGTCGCACAGGGCACCTCGGCGCCGGCGCGGGTCTCATGATCAACTACTTCTTCGCGATCGAGCAGACGCTCGCCGCGCCCGCCACCTCGGGGGTGACATCCACCAACTTCACGCTGGGGCACGCCACCCGGCCGCATGGCGCCCTGACGCAGCAGGAAAGCGCGAGCGGCGGGGGCATCACCAACAACGCGACCATCTATGCCTCGGACTCGGGGTATTGCTCGCGCCCCTCCGATCCGGGTGGGCCTCAGGCATATCCTCCTCGGGTGCAGGAGGCGTTTGCCGTCGACGCGCTGGTGAACCTTGACCCGGCGGCGTCGGCTGTCGGCGCAGGATGGGGCGCGATCAAGCTCGCCAACAACGACAGCCGATATGACAGCATCCTGACCGGCGGCTGGTTCGCCGACAGTCTCGCCACCAAGATCCTGTACGGCCAGAAGACGCTCGAGGCCTTCGACGGCTATGCCAGCGCCAGGACAGCGGCCGGGACGCGCGTCGATCCCAACAACGTCGTGCAAACCGCCGCGCCGGCGACACTGCGCCAGGACTACGCGAGCGCGATCACCATCGACGCCAATTCCACCAACGTCATCCGCAACTCGGCCGGCGGCGGCTCGGTGACGGGCACGATCGGATCCGGCGGCGCCATGCCGCCCGCCTGGACCGTCAACGTGCCTGGCCTGGCTACCGACGTCTCGAGCTACCGTGCTACGCTCCCCGGGCTCGGCGCCGCGACGGTGGTACGGTTGCGGTTCCACGGAATCACCACAGCGACGTCGGGCTCTGTATCGTACGGCACGACCGGCAGCATGTCCGGTCTGCTCTACAGCCAGTCGATCGCGCAGTCGCTCTACGTCGCCCTCGTCGCCGGCTCGTTCGCCAACCTCACGCAGCTGACGCACTACCTGGTGCTTTACGATGCGACCGCGATAGCCGTCGGCGTCGCCCAGCCCAACATCCTGCCGGGCTTCCCGACGACGCTGACCAGGCTCTTCCGCACGGCCAATATGCCGGCGACCGGCAACCAGCCATTCGCGACGTCAAACCCCTCGCTCATCTTCTACTGGCCGACGGGCAGCGCGGTCGACTTCACGCTCGACGTCTGCGCGCCGCAGCTGGAGCGTGGGACGGTGCCGACAGCCTACATCGCCACGACCGCTGGCGACGTGACTCACGGCGACGGCGGCGTGAACTACATACCCACCTCGGACATGACCGGGCTCGTCGTGGGCACGCCTGGGACGCTGCCAAACGGGTGGTCCGTCAACCTGGGCGGCGGCATCTCGCAGCAGATCACGCAAACAGGCACTGACGCGACGACCGGATACAAGTTCATCGACATCCGGTTTTTCGGCACCGCGACCAGCACGCTGACCAACCTCCATTTCTGCGCCGGCGTCGATGCCTGCCAGAGCCAGGCTTGGACCGTGAGCGTCTATGCCTCGTTCATTGCCGGATCGCAGGCCGGCGTCAGCTTCACGCTCGGTGTGCAGGAGACCGACAGCGTCGGAGCGTTCCTGGCGTTCCCCGCAGAGACCGCGAAGCCACTCAACACAAACGTCATCTGGCGCAGCCGTCGCATCGCTTCGATCGTCACCGCACAGGCGACGACGCGCTCTCTCTCTCCCTCGTTGTGGATCAGCTACGCGAGTGGCGCCGCGATCGACTTCACCATGCGGCTGATGGCTCCGCAGCTTGAGGGCGGCACGGTGGCGTCCTCCTTCGTCCCCACCACCACGGGCCCGGTATCGCGGGCGGCGACCTACACCATCACCGACGCGCCGGTCACGCTTAACGAGCTCGCCGCGACCAACTACGTCCTGTCGACGGGGGTGCCAGGCCCGATCACCGGTGTCGGTGTCGCGGCCTCGACAGACGTGCCAGCGGTCTATGCGGCAAGACCAGTGTGGAAGCATGTGCGCACGACGACCGGCACCGATTCCAATTCCGGCATGATCGGGTGCGTGGTCCCCTCGACCGGTATGGCACTCAGGGCTTCTGCCTGGATCTGGATCCCCTCCTCCATGGCGAGCAACAAAACGCTCTGCCATCTCCACATCGAAGGCACCGGCGTCGCCAACGCGGTCTACAGCAACACCAGCCTGGCCTTGGTCGATCAGTGGCAGCGGGTATCGTGCACGGCGACGATCGCGGCCGGCAGTACTGCCCCTGTGCTCGTGCTGCGCATCTATCCCCAAATCGCCGGCGACGTCGTCTACACCAGCGGCTGGCAGCTTGAGGTCGACAGGGGCGCGATGACTTCGTTCATTCCGCCCGCCACCACACCCGCCGTGCGGGACGCGGACAACCTCTACACGGCGCGGAACATCTTGATCGACCCGCCCTATGCGAGCCTGGTCCCCGCCTTCAACGGCGTTGCTGGCACCATCACCAGCGACGATACGCAGATCACGATCCCGCTGCGGGACGCATCCTACTGGCTCGAGCGGCCGCTGGTCCGAGCGACCTATGGCGGGACCGGCCAGTACGACGGGACAACGGCGTTGACGGGGTCACTGAAGCCGCTGGTGATCGGCGGCGGGCAGGGGACGATCACGATGTATGGCCCGGCGCACAACATCACGCCGGTGCTGATCGATCCGCCCGCCCTAATCTACCAGGTGAGCGACGGCGCGATCGGCAAGCTGGCCACGCTCTACGAAGGCGGCAAAGGCGGCGGGTGGGCATTCGCCGGCGACGTCCCTGATCTCTACGTGGGCTCCACGCCCTCGGGCTCTTACCGGACCTGCCTGGCGCGCGGCTGTTTTCAACTCGGCAGCACACCAACCTACGCGATCACCTGTGACGTCAATGGCGCAACGCTCCCGGGCACGCCTGCGCCCGTCAGCCCCGACACGCTCGCGGTCGCGGCTTACGCGCTGACGACGCTGTGCGGCGTGCCGGCAAGCCTTCTGGCGATGAACGGCAACAGTCTCGCTGCCGTCGGTGCCACCGCGCCGGTTGGTGCAGGCTGTGCGCTGTACCTCGCTCCGGGTGATTCGATCGACGGGCTCACGCTCCTCACGCGCATCCTCGCGCCGCTCGGCGTCAAGCTCGTTGCCTGCAGGGACGGACTGTTGCGCGCATACTGCATCGCAGCGCTGCCTGCGCATCCCACTCCCAAGGCTACGCTCGACGACCGCACGATCGTCTCGATCACACCGATCGCGCTGCCTGCCGGCGTCTCGCCCATACCGTATAGGATGAGGGTTGGTTACAACGACAATTACACAGTCCAAACGACCGATCTCAGCCCGTTGGTAGACGCCACGCGGAAGCAGTATCTGGCCACAGAGCAAAGCATCGCGCAGTCGAATGCGCCAGCAAACTACTCAGCCAACGCGCGCACCAATGATCCGCCGATCATCTCCGGCTCGATCGTCGACTCCGGCGTCGTGTTGAACGCGCAGCTGTCGGCGCAGGCGGCGGCTGACACATACATCAAGCTGTGGGGCGTGCGGCGCCAAACCTACGGCATCGTGGTGCCATTCACGGTGGGCATCGCGCTCGAATATGGCGACGTGGTTTCCATCACGGCTGACGCTGGCGACCTGACCGGCACTGTGATGAGCCAGGTCGTTGGCTACAGCTACAAGTCTGAGGACTCGTCGATAACCTTGAGACTCCTGGTATGACCTATGCACTCCTGGGCTACTCAAATTTTGTGAAGAGCGGCGTGGTGACGTCGAACAACGCCGCTGCAGCGTTTCCCGTCACCAACATACAGGGCGACAGCGGCGCCGCTGCCGATGGCTGGCAGACCACGATCCGCAGCGGCATCGTGCTCACCATCACTGCACCGGTGACGCAGCAGAGCTTCCGGCTGCTCGGGTTGTTTCGCACCAACATTACCTCCGGCGCGACGCTGCTTTTCTCCGTCTACACCAACCCGGCCTCGCTGCAGTGGTCGCGCCAGGTCAGCGGTCCCGTGCTCGGTAGCGGCCAGATCGTCGTCGACACCGGCGGCGTGACCGGCGACTACGCCACTGTCACCATCACCGATGCCGGCAACCCCGACGGATTCGTCAACGTCGCCCTGGCATTCGCGGGCCCGGCGTGGTCGCCACTGTCGGCGCTTTCCTTCGCCACCAGCTACGGCCGCGACGTCACGACCGACGAGCTCGTGTCACGCGGCGGGCAGGAATACCCGGTCTATCGCTACCAGCGCCGGCGCTGGGACTTGGACATGCAGGGCGTGAGGTCGACGTCCGAGCTCTGGCCTTCGCTCGACGCGATGCTGCGTGCTGCAGCTGGCGGCGGCAACATCCTGGTGGTGCCGGACAACACGTCCGCGAACATGGCGAGCGAGGCGATATTCGGCCGCCTCAAATCAACCGCCGATATCAAGTTTCCATACGGCACAGCTGACCGTCGCTCGTGGTCCGGCCAATTGACTGAGCGCATGTAATGGTCGAGCGCGTCGGCACAATGATAGTGGAGTTGGTGCCGGCGCCCGGCAGCGGCAACTTCGTGCTCAGTAGCACGCCGTCGGTCAGCGGGCGTCAGCCATGGTCATTTGGCGTTGCGGCCGGATGGTTCGTCACGCCAGCGTCGGTGATGTATTTCGCCAATGACACGACGAAGCAGGAGTGGGGTCTCGGCACCTACTCGGCCGGCTCGCTGACGCGAGACACGGTGCTGTGGACCAGCGCCGGCAGCACAGCGAAGCTCAACTTCACACAGCCAGTGTACGTCTATCCCGATACCCCTGCCGAGCGCTCGGTGTACCGCGATCCGGCGAGCGGCCGGCTGCGAGCGCCTTACGACATCGCATCACCGACGCAGAACCAGGGGCAACTCGCGGGGCATCGCAACCGGATCATCAACTCGGGATTCCAGATCAACCAGAATGGCTACACCAGCGGCGTCAACAATCTCGCGTCGCATCAGTACACGCTGTTCGACCGCTGGAGGACCGGGCCGAATGGTGGCGGATTTACCTTCACGGCGCAGAAGCCTGTCACCATCGTCACCATCATCGGCACCGTCGAGCAAGTCATCGATGGCGCTAATATCGAGGGCGGGACTTACACCTTGTCGTGGTCTGGGTCAGGCTCCGCACGCATCACCTACACAGGCGGCAGCGGCACCGTCACAAGCGCGTACCTCGCCAGTCCGTTCACCATCAACGGCGTCATCGCCGGCACCGACGTGAAGATCGAACTCAACAACTTTTCCATTGTCTCAAAACCGCAGTTTGAACCCGGCGATGTCGCAACGCAGTGGGAGGTGCGGCTCAACGAGCAGAAGCTGTGCGAGCGGTATCGCATCGTCGGAAATTTCGAGTACGCAGGCTACAGCAACATCGCCAACACGCCTCTGTGGTTCACGATGTATTTGCCGACGACCATGCGCGCCCTGCCGAGTGTCACCGCTACATCGACCGGATCGACCAACGTAAATGGAATCTACACTGCATCCCCTCTCAGCAATCGCGATGTCCAGGTCCAGACCGCCATCAACGGTATTGGCAATTGGCACTTCGCCGGTCAGTACACCGCGATTGCCGAACTGCTTTCCTGATCGGATGTAAGATATGGCAGAGAAAATCGGCAACTTCGTTTTAGAATTGGTGCCGGCCCCTGGCACTGGGGCTTTCACTGTCGGCGGCACACCTGTGAAAGGTCGCCTGTCATGGTCCTTTGGTGTCGCTGCAGGATGGTGGGCAGGCGGGAGCCAGGTCTTCTATATCGCGGATGACACGCCAGGAATGGGGGTATGGCACATACACTGGCGCAGGCACGCTGACGCGCGACACAGTGCTTTGGACATCAGCCGGGTCCACCGCCAAGATCAATTTCAATACGCTTCCAGTTTACGTCTACCCGGAGATTCCAGGCGAACGCAGTGTCTACCGCGACCCGGCGAGCGGCCGACTCAAGGTGCCTTACGACATCTCGTCGCCGACGCAGAACCAGGGTCCGCTCTCAGGACACCGCAATCGCCTGATCAACTCGGGCTTCCAAATCAACCAAGGGAATTATATCAGCGGCTCCAATCTCCTCGGCAGCTTCTACAATATCTTCGATCGATGGAAGACAGGCGCGGGTGGCGCCACTCTTACGTTCACGGCAGCGAGGCCTGCCACGACCGTCACCGTGACCGCTGGCACCATCCAACAGATCATCGATGGCGCTAATATCGAGGGCGGGACTTATACCCTGAGTTGGACAGGGAGCGGCCAAGCCCGTGTCAACGCTGGCACTTATGCCGCCAGCCCGATCACGGTCACCGGCATCGTCGGTGGCACCAACGTGACAGTCGAATTCAATACCGGCGCCGTTGTCTCCAAGCCAATGTTTGAACCCGGCGACACGCCGTCGCAATGGGAGCTCCGGCTCGATGAACAGGCACTGTGCGAGCGTTACCGGATTAGAGGCAACTTTAGTTATGCTGGCGGGAATGTCGTCGGCAACGTCCCTCTCTGGATGACCATCAATCTCCCAACGCTTATGCGCGCTACGCCGACTGTCGGTGTCGCCGCGTCGGGAGGTAATCTCAACGTGAACACCACGTTCACTGCATCCGCTCTCAGCGTTCGCGACGTGATGGTTCAGACTACCATCATCGCCACCGGGAATTGGCAGTTCGTCGGCACCTACGACGCCATGTCCGAGCTCTAAAGCCGAGGCCCACGGTGGCGGATGTGCGGCTTCCTGCACTCTGGGCAGAGCGGCGTCCTGAGGTCCGAGGCGAACAGATACTCGCACTCCGAGCAAACCACCTTGACCATCCCTGGCGGCGGATCCCACGGCTCGTCGTTGACCTGCCTGGCCAGCGTCTCGGCGTCGGAGCGGCGCACTTTTTGTTTCCGTCGACTCATGGAGGCACCATGTTCGTTGCAGCAGACACCCATAAATATATCGGCAAGGTGGTCGGAAACGGTCATTGCATGCAACTCGTGCAGCTGGTCGATCCGCTGGTGCCGCACTCGAGCAAGCTGCGCCAGGGGATCCGGGTGAAGGGGGCCGATCTCCCCAAGGGATGCGTCATCGCCACATTCAACGCCTCGGGGCGCTACGATAACAAAACGGACGGAAGTTCTCATTGCGCTCTGTATGTCGAGCAGACCGCCGACGGAATCTCCGTGGTTGATCAGTGGTTGTTGCATCCCACCGCGCCTCGAATCATCCGCTTCAAGGCCGGCGCTGGCCCCGCATGCGATGACGGTGATCAGTACTGCGTCGTGGAGACAGAGGCGTCACTCACATGACCGAAGAGCAGCAACACGGCCTGGTCGCGGGCATCAGTAATAAGCTGATCGGAGCGTTGCCAAGCAGCCTACTTTTGATCTTGCTCCTCAATGGAATCTACATCGGAGCGCTATTCTATTTGTTGTCTTCCCAGAACGCCTCCCGCGAGCGCGTGCTGGTTCCGCTGCTTGAGGCGTGCAGCAAGACCATCCCTTTGGAGGCACTCCCGCACGGGCTGGTGCCGGCGCCCGCGCCGACGAAACCATGAAAGGCTGACGGCCAAGATCCCTTTGGGGTGAGGTCAGACGGCGGCCCCGCGCAAGGTCAGACGACACCCGGCGCGGGCGACTGCCACTGGTCAGTACCGCTTACGCGTTGCGCGCGCTACAAGCTGTGATATGTTTCTGATCACGTCTGAGTCTACACTGGCTCCGGTCCTCGCCCCCAACGGGAGGACCGGAGCCTTTTTCATTTGCGGGGTTCCCGATGGAAGACGAAGACCTGGCGCGGCGGTTGATCGCTGAGATCCATCCGATCCTGGCCGGAAACCCACCGGAGATCGTTGGCGTGGTCCTGGCCGATCTCTTAGCGACATACCTCGCCTCGCATGTCGTCGGAGGCGACACCAAGCAATCCGCAGTGCTGCGCGAGGAGCTTCTCGTGATGCACATGGAGACCGTCCGGCGGCTGATCCCGCACAATGAACGAGAGATCCTGCAGAGGCTGCGCAAGCAATGACCGATTTGTATCTGGTGTGGTCGGTGCAGCACTCGGGCTGGTGGGGCCCCGAGCGCTGTGGCTACGTCCGCAGCCTGGCGCGGGCGGGGCGCTACACGCACGAGGAGGCGCTCGAGATTTGCACGCGGGCGATCCCGGGCAGGTTGGGCGCGCTACCCGAACTGCCGGTGCCACTGGGCGACGTCGAGGCTATGGTCGCCGCCTACGATCTGGAGTTCCCTAGTCGATCGGAACCCTGGCGATGATTGCGCCCACCCAGGCAGACCTCGGCCGCATCGTCGTGTACTGCGAGCAGGGCGACTTCCCCGGCCGTAAGATCGAAGTCGGCGTGCTGACGAGCTACAACGAGCTCTTCGCGTTCGTCCGCTATGGGAACGGCATCACCTCGGCCGCGACCAACTTCGTGGACCTGCACTGGCACCTCAAAGATGCCTGACCCGTCCGAAGTCACCCGGTTCCGCCCCTGGCTGTGTAGCCGGTGCGGATACCTGATGGACGCCGCATCGCCAGCCGATGGGCCCCCTCAACCCCCAATTCCGGGGGACATCGCGGTCTGCATGAACTGCGGCATGCCCTACATCCTGGAGGGCGACGCGTGGCGCCACATGACAGCGGCGGAGCTCGAGCGCCTGTCGCCGGAAGAGCGTCGCGAGCTCGCGCTGGCGCAGCTTGCCCAGTCGCGGGCGGGCTTTCCCGATCTGGCAAAGCGCGGAGGGATGGCGTGACGCCTGAGCCAACCGTCTTTTTCTGCGTCGTCGGCAGTAAGGACAGCCTTTCAGACCAGGCGCTGACCGACGCCATCACCCTGCTAAACGACCAGCTGCGGACCAGGACCGTGGGGCCGATCTCCCTCGCGCTCGAGGGCTACGATGAGGATCCGCGCGAGATCTGGGAGATCCCCGAGGCCCGGGACTACATGAGGCGCCTGGCGCTCCAGCTACACGACGGTGTGGCCAAGCGCCTCGATGAGGCATCGATGATCATGTGCGCGGTGTGCTGCGGGTATTTGCGGCCGGTCAGCACGGACCCGGTCACCGGCGCCATCACATTCAAGCCGACACGGCCGACATGATGTGGCTCATGCGGATCACTGACGATCTCATAGCGTCTGAGGCCGACAAGGTGCGGCACATGGCAGATGTCGCTGCAGGCCGCCTTAAAACCTCCTGGCTCCAATCGTTCGATGCCAATGCCAACGGCGGGCGCGGCTCCCTCGTCATGACGAAGAAACGCAGCGAGGCGATGCGGTTCGATAGCATCGGCGCAGTCATGGAATGCTGGCAAACGCAGTCGACCGTCGTGCCCCTGCGGACTGACGGCAAGCCCAACCGCCCGTTGACCGCGTACACGATCGAGCCGATCGAGGATCGGACATGAGTCGCGCCGAGCGCAAGGCGGCCGCCGAGGCGAAGCACGAGGCAGCGCTCGCGGAGTTCCACGCCAGCCACCGATGCTCCGTGTGCGGCGAGGCGGCCGATGTCATCGTCATAACCAGAGTGCCGGACATCTCCCGGGAGACCACACGCGTCAGGGCAGCCACCCGGTGCTACTGCCACGAACACGCACCTCGTTGATCTTGCTTAGTCCTGAGAGCTAGTCCGCGCCGATCCATCTGTTTTGGCTTCGTCACTCCGACGACGAAACCGCCACTGCCTTGCGGCGTGGCAGACGAGGCAGCGCAGCCACGCCTTGCCGGTCTTGCTGTGCCGCACCAGCGTCGCGTTACGGCTGTGCAGCCGGTGCCCGAACCGACACCTCATAGCGGATCGATCCCGCAGGCCTCGGCCTCGTCCAACCAGAACTCAAGCCGCTCTCGACTCGTGATGCCAGCGACCATCGCGCGCAGGCTCTCGATCTCTGGGCCTGTCCACACCGGGGCAAAGATCCACTGCCGGATATACGCGCGCATGGCGACGATCTGCTCTGGCGTCATCTCCTTGCCGGTCAGATAGGCCTCGACCGCAGGCCGCAGCACACCGCTCGTCTCGTACATCCAATAGCCGGGGGCCGTCACCAGATGCCCCTGGCTTTGGCGAGCATGCCGCCCCAAAGCAGGCCGGTCGCGAGGCCGCAGACGTACCAGAGGACGCAGAGCAGCACCCAGCGCCTCTCCAGCGTCATGGCTTGTTGACCGCGAGATAGAGCCGGTCGCACGCCTGCCGCGCCTGGGACCATGCCAACGCCTCGTCGGCCGTCAGGGCGTCCAGCCAGCGCGATAGCCGCTCCAGTCGCCGCACGCAATCGGCAGCGGCGTCGCCCATCTCTTGCAGCGCTAGTATTCGCTCGGCGTCGCTCATCTTCCGACACCGATGAGCGAGGGGCTGTCCCAGTCGACGTTGGGGTCATCGATCGTCAGCCACGCGTCGGCGGGCTTCTCGTGGCCAATCTGGATCTCCAGCGGCTCCGTCGGATGGCGCTGTCCACCCTCCGCGATCCAGATATTACGCTCCTGATGCAACCACATGCTGATCAGGATCACGCCGGTATCGTCGCTCGCGCGCGGCGAGAAGATGGCAAGCTGGAAACGGTCCCGCGCTCCCTCCACCCACTCGAAGAACCCGCGCGCCACAACCGCGCCACGCCGCACACACTCGAGGTGGATCACGATCAGGGGCTTCTCGCTCTCGCTCATGGCCGAAGCTCGAGCTTGCGCATCGTGCCGAGGTGCTCGTGCAGGCCTTGCCTGACCGTCAGGTCTGGGATCGACCACTCGATGAATCCGCACGTCAGGCAGTAGTGCCCATCCGGCACCTTGTCGGTGCCAAACATGGTCACGATCGTGCCGCAGCCCTCGCAGGGGAATTGCACGAACTCGGCCCTCAAGCCCCTCATTGCTGTCGCGTCCCGACCGCGCCGCACCTGGGGCAGAGCGGGGGCCACGCCCAGGCGATCCGGCACTTGTCGCAATACCAAACGCTCATGGCACCTCCTCCTCCTTCAGTGGGAACGGACGTTCTCCGGCGCGGATGTGATCGGCCAGTCTTTCGGCGGCGCCCTCCGGCCAGCCACTCAAACCGAAGCCGTGCATGGCGCACCACGCCATAAACATGCCCGCCCGCTCCTCCGCGCTGAATTGGCCATAGCGCCGGGGGGCGTCGCGTGCGTCGGGATCCCGCGCCAGCGACAGGCCGTGCTCGGCCAGCTTGTCCTTCAATTCCTTCGCGGTCTTGTTGCCAAAGCCCTGGATGCGCCGGAGCTCCCGCTCGGTGAGCGCGACGATATCGCCCACGGTCGTCCAGCCGTCGTACGTCAGGCAGCGCCACAGGCGGGTGGACATCGGGCGCAGTTTCTCCAGCGGCCAGTTGAGTGGATCGTCCAACCTCACAACCTCCGGTTATATCCGCAAATGCCTCCTCGGCGGATCGCGTTTTGCGGATGGGAACAGGGAGAGAACCATGATTCAAAACCGAGTCGAGGCGAGTCGGGCCCGCCACACACGCTTTTCCTCCGCGATCTTGGCGGCGATTCGAGCCGCCACGGCGGCCGGATCCAGCACCGGCAGCGCTGCGACCGTCGCGACCACGGTGAAAGAAGATTCAAGCTTTATGCTCTTGAAAGGGGCCGGTGTTGCGGGCGGAGGCCCGCCCTCCACGGGCACCATCAGGACGTAGGCGTTCGACGTCTGCTCTGCCCGCCAACCGTTCCTGACAAGCCGGCGATCCCAGTCGAGCAGCCCGAGTGCCCTGGCGTCCTTCAGTGCCTGCTCGACGGCACTCACCGACGCCCCAGAGTCTGCCGCCAGGCGAGCGTGGGAGGGGTCACAGCGCCCGTCGCGCGCCAGATAGTCCGGTAAGAGCTCCAGCGCCCAGGCGCCCTTGGGCCCGATCCTGCCAGCCCTGGTGTGGTGGTGGACGATGTAGCGCCACCGCGCTCTGTCGTTGCGATCGAGCGGCCGGCGGCGGCCTGGCCCGAACTGCGAGCCGCGATGCCATGGGCGTTGGCTGGGTGAACTGGGGCGGCGCTGCGTCATCGGTTTCCTCCGATGCCGATGCCGTCCACTGGGGCCGCTGCAGCGGGGCTTGCTTTTCGCTGCAGCATGCCGGATGCTTCCAATTGCGAGTTGGGAATATCCGGGGCCGTCCCTAGTGGGCGGCTTTCGGCTTTTTAGGGCATGAGTACTTCTCCGGCCCGAAAAGTGCGCCCGCCCGCCGATTCTGTCCACTCAGGTCAGGCGCAGGCCTCGGGGCGGCGGGGGACGGGCCGCCCGGCGGGCCGTAGCCTCGGCCAGAAGCCGACGGAATTCCCCGGCGACAAACACCGCGTCCGAGTCGGTCATCCGACTGAGATCGATCCGGCGGCTCGGGGTGTCCACGTATTCCGCCCCCGGCATGGTGAAGCGGCGGAACTGGGCGACGTAGGCTCGCGCGTCAGCCGGCCGGTCAGGAAACGGCACCACGGCCGGATCCTCCCGGCGATAGATGCCGGACTCAGTCCGCTGGGCGCACCAGCCGCAATACTCGATCACCGGGCGCGCCAGGCGCAGCGGCAGCACTCCAGGCTCCTGTGCGTCCCAGCAAATGTCGCAGACGGCGTGGGTCCAACGCGACATCGATCTCCCTCCTCATTCAGTTATCAACAGCAGGAAGCGGGCAAGCTCGCGAGCCTGTTTGCGGGTGAGGCGTACCTCGTATCCCGCCCCCTCTTTTCCGTTTTCGGCGTTGAGTTCGATGGCAACTGATCCGTCGTCCTCGGGGGTGTCGTGGAAGCGGTAAGCCACGATCCTCACGTCGCCCGCTGGATCGGCAGCGTCATAGCCGAATGTCCATTTCCACATGATATGGCCGGTGGTCATTGGAGCAGCTGGGCAAAATCCAGGATCCGCTCGGCGAAGCGGTGCAGCACAATGCGGGCGCCGCGCTCGTCCGTCACGCCGCCGGCGAGTGACGACACGAAGGCTGCCGCCAGCGCCTCGATCGCCAGGTCCGTCGGCTTCCCGTTCAGGATAGGCAGCACGACGCCCATGATCTCCTCGGTCAGCGCTATGCCGGCGGCCTCATCGTTCGCTGGCGTCATCACACGCCACTCATCGACCGTAGCCACCAATCGAACGCGGTGAACGAGATCCGGCCGCTGCGCCACATGCGATAGACCCGGCGATTGGCGTAGTACTCAGCACGACTGATCCTCCGCATCACGGCGGTCTCTTGTAGCTTGCCGGCGGCCGGGCAAAATCCAGGATCATCCGCTCGACGAAGCCCGGCACGTCGAAGCCGTGCTCACGCAGATGCGCCACGATGCTGGCGCCATAGATCTCGTGCACCATCATGAGAAGCCTGGCGTGCTCGACCGGGAAGATCGCGATCAGCCGCGTGATGTCCTGCGGCATGTGCGACAGTATCGTACGACGCATGTCCACGGTCGCGTCGGCATCCTCCAGCGCTCGCTCGAGCGCTTTGGGCGACATATGTGGATCGTCGGTCTCCAGCTGCACCATCACGCACAGCGCGCGTGTCTTGCTCATCCGGTCATCCCCCACCATTTCCGGCAGCACTTCCGGCAGAAGCGAGCGCACCAGCCGTCTTTGTTCCACAGGATCAGCGGTATGAAGTTCTCGGGGATCCTGGCGTCGCAATACGAGCAAGTCTCGCTCACGGGCTCGTCGGGCCCGCCCCATCCCACAGCCTGCCAGTTGAAGCCTGGGCGCGGCTCCAGGGTAAACGCCGGCGGCGGCATCAGTGCAGCGTGCCGTGGGCGTGGCGGTCCCGGGCTTCCTGGAAGTACTGCATCGACTGCCGGTTCAGCAGGCCCAGCGCCAACACTGCGCGGAACTCGTCCGGCGTATGCTCGTGCAGCAACTGCCCCAGCACAAAGGACATGATCGCCAGCACGTCGCCGGGCTCTGCCTTGACCTCGTTGGCGCGCGCCATCCACCTCTGGGCTTCAGCTGCGATCTCTGCGGCGTCCATCACGCGGTCTCCTCGTTCAGTAGATCCGGCTCTTCGAGCACCTCGACGGCGGGCTTTCGTAGCGCCGGGAAGGGCGTCATCATTTCGATGCGGTCGGCAACATATTGCAGCACCCGGCGCCGCGCCGACGGCGGCAGCGCCGCCAGGATGGCGATGATACGCTGCATGTCGTGGAGCTCGTTGTCACGATATGCCATCAACGTAGCCCCTTCAGTATGCCCGCTATCACCACGCCTGAGGTGATCACCAAGAGCAGATCGAGCCGCCACTCCCGGAGCGCCCGCCTTACCCTGCGTCGTCGCATTGTGCTCATGCTCGTTCCCCCTGCTTTGTTGTGTCGGTCCTTATCCAGGACGCTTTCATGGCTTTGTCGACCTCGCGCTCAAATAGCTCTCGTCTATTCTTCTTCAGCCAGCCGATTTGATTGCGGATATCTTTGTCGTCCACCAGCGCCAGGTAGCCCCGGCGATCCGCGACGCCGAGGAACTTCGCGCCGAGCGTCTTCGCCCCCTCCTCGATATCCGCCTCTTCCGGCTTGCGCTTGGGCTGGCGCGGCGCCTCGTCGGCCGGCGGCACCGCGTCATCATCTTGACGCTGTGCAACATCGTCGGCCGGTGGCACTGATGGTGGTGGCTCCGACGGTGGCTCCGGCTGCGTTGGTGCCATGCTCGTTTCCTCCTTTCGGGAACTTGGGCCCGTCGTCGATCGCTCAACGGCGGGCCCCCCTTTTGCCCACGCGCCGATCGCCGCGCCGGTCGCTTCATCGAGCGGCTGATCGAGGCGGATGATCGGCTTCAGCGCGGGGAGCAGCGCTTTGATAGGACGCGGCACGCCCGGCCTGGCGACGTCCTCGAGCATCAGGCTGATTGTCATGGCCCACGGGATGTCCTGGCCGCAGATCGGCATGTAGCCCTGGTCGACGGGTATCACCTTGCCTTTGTCGCGTCCCTCGGTCTGCTTGACCATGGCGATCTTCTTTTCGGCGCCGCAGCATAAAATCACGGGAACATTCAGCTGGTAGAGCCGTTCGCGCATGTGTTTGTGTTCGGGCTTCACCTTCGCCCAGGCGATCATATTGAGGCTGTCGCGCTTGCTGATGTCGCCCTTGGTCAGTCGCTCGAGGATCTCCTCGTGATACTCGAGCATGCCGCCGGGCCCCGCGTGCTCATGCATGAAATTGTCCATCACCAGCACGGCAGCACCTTGTTGCTGCGCCTGGCGCGCGGCCTCCTCGAATTTCGCCGGACGGAATGGCTCGTGCAGATTCAAATGCTCAAACGCGAAGTCGTCGGCATAGAATTGTGCACGGCCGTTGTCAGTATCGGCGACGAAGACCCTGCCACCAGGCCCCGCCATCCCGCGCGCCAGGCGCAACGCTGAGTACGTTTTGCCCGTGCCTGGTGGGCCCGAGATCATTATGAGGGGCGCAGATTTGCCGCGCACGCCACGCTGATAGGTAAAACTCTGTGGCGCTACCGCTGCTACCGCCATTCATCCGCCCCACGATCCGAGCCGGATCATCTTTTCGATGAAGGCCGTGTCCTCGGTGGCGCGGCCCATGCCACCAATGCGGGTCTCTTCCCAATTCCGTACTTCCCAAGGCGGCGGCAGGATCCACTCGGTATTGAGCGGATAGCTCGGCCATTGCCCGAGGGCGAGACACTGGATCCATATGGCGCGTGCGGCCGCAGCCTTCTGCCGGCCCACGTCGACCGCGATGTCGTCGAGGCCAAACACGCGGATCGCATACGGCGGGCTGGTCTCGGCGACCACGAACAGCATCCCGTTGGGTGCCTCGTGGCGCACGAACTCACAGGCGCGCGGGTACATCGCGGCTTGGAGGTCAGCACCAAATTGGAAAGCGGTCCTGCCCCACCCGGCGAGTGTCGCCAGCCCGCCGGTCGTTTTGAGATCCAACAAGGGGGCGGCGGGATCGTCGGGCAGCCAGTCGATCCTGCAGCGGCCCCAGTGGTCACCTTCGTCCCAGATGACGGTCTGCTCTGGCCTGCCTTGGGTGAAGTAGCCTGTCCTATCGCGGAATTCCTCGAGCGCCTCGTATAAGTTCTTCGCCGAATTGTACGCCTTGGTCTTCAGCGGGATCATGCCGCGCGATCGTGCGTTGTCGCGCATCTCCTTCGCGTCTTTGGTCCGGTATGAGTCGAATGGAATGTGCTCGACGATATCGAGCCCCTGCAGGAACATCGCGTGCGCGGCGCTGCCGAGCTCCATCTCCTCCTCGCCACTCGCTGGTCCGGTTGGTGGCGTTCCGCCGAGGCGTGGATGCTGCGCGTATGCGTGCGCCGGCGAGGCTTCGACCAGCCTTTTGGCGATCGATCGTGAGAGCGATGGTGCGGCGGCGACGGGGTCCGAGTGATACTCCAGGTCGGGCATCTCATAGACTCCCGGCTCGGTGATCCGAGGCGGCGGCAGTTCGCTGCTCGATGTCCCCATCGCCCATTTACGTCACCGGCCGTGACGGGCGTCAATTAGTTTTCTGCAGTGTGCAGCGCAACTCAATAATCTTTTAGCCGAGAGTCGATGCGTAACCCGTTATTATGATGAGTATTCGCTGAAATAAAATATCAGCAATCGCACTTTCCGCGTCACATGCTGTGACGATCATTGGCATACGTGCAATGAAGATCGAGTCTAACCGCTTGCCAGCACATCACAGCTGGTTGCATGTTGCGGAATGTCTGAAGGTACTCTCGACATAGATGCCGTGCTCAAACGCTATCGGCTGACTCGAGAGGAGTTCGCCGAACGCCTCGCCTTAAGCATGCAGACTATTCGTTCCTGGTCGCGTGGCGACCGTCGACCGTCCTTGCAAGTTTGCATGCTGGCCGAAGAGAAACTGGGTATCCGAAAGCACGAACTCCGGCCGGACATATGGCCAAAACAATCGCGGACACGCCGGCTCAAAGTCGCTGCGTGACATCAGGGGGAACTCAACATGGCTCGAGCCACAACCGTCGCCGAGGCTTCATCGCATAATGTGCCGCCGGCCGTGTTCCTGGAGCACTACAAGACGATCAAGGAGGCCAGGAAGGCTCATGCGGAGACCGGTACCGCCGTCGCCAGGGCGAAGAAAGCTGCCAAGAACGCGGGAGTAGACCTCGATGCGCTGAAAGTAATCGAAAAATGGACCGACATCGACATCGACGAAGCCGAGCTCCAGCTGAAACACGTCCGCATCTACGCCCAATGGCTCGACTCACCATTGGTGACGCAGCTTCAGATGTTCTCGGAGATCAACGCGCCTGCGGTCGACGAGAAGACGCAGGAGGAGCAACGCGAGTGGGTTGCCGGAAGCCGAGGTTATGAAGCCGGCGAGGCCGGTCATTCGCGTGAGAACAATCCCTTCGACGCAGGCACGCCGGAATTCGTCGCCTGGGATAAATCCTGGACGCGCGGCCGGAAGGTCTGGCTCAACGGCCAAAAGAAGATAGCCGCCGAGATGGAGCCCGACAAAGAAGCTGCCGACGGTGCAGCACGCAAGCAAGGCCGCCAGAAGAAAAGCGCCAACGGCAGTACCGAAGCGATGCTGTAGCCGCGTGCGGTGAGCAGCCGCCACACGGCATTTGCCCTCACGGTAGAGGAGCGATACGAGCACGACCTGCAGATCGACTGCACGGCCATGCTCGAGCGGCTCCTGCTGCCGACGGTCCAGTGGACAGCGATCGATCATGCGCACTCCCTCGATCCCACCCTCGGCCGCAATGGCAGGCCGATCGGTTTCGGTGAGGCGAAGAAACGCAAGGCGCGCGGCTGCAAGGCCGGCATTTGCGATTACCTTTTCTGGCACCGCGCCGAGGCCTTCGCGATAGAGCTCAAGCGCAGCGCCAGCGAAAGACTCAGCGAGGACCAGAAGAAGTTCATCCGTGGCCTGCTCGGGGCCGGCTGCGACGTCCAGGTGTGCTGGTCAATCTGGCAGGTCGAAAAGACGTGCACGGATTGGGGGCTGATGCGGCCGCACCAGGTGATGGCATGAGCCCAGCACAGCAAGCCGAGCTCGACTCCTTCCAGGCTGACCTGGCCGCACGCTTCACGGCGCGGCGCTGTCGGTGCGGTGCACCAGCTGTCGTTGTTATCGTCGGCAGCCTCGCCGTGCGCCAGGCCGGCGTCCTGCTGAAGCGTGCTGTTTCCGATCGGAATTTATGCGCAGCCCATGCGGGCATGCGAGCGGCGGAGGCGGCGTGATGGGACGGGAGAAGATACGCGAGATTCTACTGCGGACCTGGGGCGAGCAGGCGTGCCAGGTCAACAACGCCAGAGACTGGCCCGAGGCGCTCGAGCGCTACATGACGCCCAACTCCAAGCGCGGCAGCTTCAAGCCATACGTCGACGCAGCAGTCGTGAAGGTTGGCGACATGCTCGACGCCGGCGAGGTGATCACCGTCGACGATATGTGGGTGGCGTTCAGCAAGTTTGATGTCGCGCACCGGGAGAAGTTCCTGGCGGCGCTGCGTGCCGAAGGAGCGACAACATGAACGACGTCGGCCTATTCGACCTGCCAGGCGAGATCACGACCCACGCTGAAGCGGAGGAGGCTCTCAAGACCATCGCGGTCGCCGAAGCTGCGGAGAAGCTCTGGGCGCGCGCCAAAGATCCGACCAAGATGATGGCCGCGATCAAGGCAAAGCTGCACAACCAAGCCGCTTATGCCATCTGGCGCCCGGTATTGCCGTCGAGGGAGACGGGAGGCCGGGTGGCAGAACAGGCACCCGGCTCTGATCCCGGCAACAGCACCATCCGGCGTTGGCGCGAACGCTTGTGCAAGAAGATCGCCGCCGACAAGAAGACCAGGTGGCAGGTCGATCAGGACAAGCTCGATGCTGCGCTCGACGACGCGCAGAAGCGGTGCATCCGTATCTGCGAGCAGGAAAACATGGGCACGATCCGGGGCACCGAGGGCACCGGCGAATTCGAGCGCTACACGCCAGCTGAATACATCGAGAAGGCCCGCGAGGTACTCGGCGAGATCGAGCTCGATCCAGCAACGTCAGAGTATGCACAGAAGACCGTGCAGGCGACGAAGTTCTTCACCGTTGACGACGACTCCCTCGAGCATGAATGGCACGGCCGCGTGTGGTTGAACCCGCCATACCATCGTGAGCTTGCGCCCAAGTTTATCGACAAGCTGATCAACGAGCTCGCGGCGTGCCATGTCACCGAGGCGATCGTGCTCACTAACAACTCTACCGACACCGCGTGGTTTAGATCGGCCGCGAGTGTGTGCGACCTGATTTGCTTCACGGAGGGCAGGATCCACTTTGAGGTGCCTAACGCCAAGTCGGTTCTCCCCACACAGGGACAGGCGTTTTTCTATTTCGGCCCGCACGGGAAGAAGTTCCTCGGCGTGTTCAACAGCGTCGGTTTGTGCGTGAAGCCAGTGTGATGCCATACAGCCAGCAATCGCCTGAGGTCACACTCAGTGACTATTACGAAACGGACTCCAAGGTCCGGTTCATCAGGCACGGCTGGTATGTCCTGCATACGTCCCAGATCGGCGACGGTCCTACGATGGCGACTGGGCCCGGCGGCAGTCTCGTGATGCCAGACCTGCAGTTGTTCGACCTGGTCAAGGGACGGAAGTCACGCCTGGTCGATGTAAAGGCCAAGCGTGGCGCATACGTGTACCAGAAGGATGGCGTTGTCTGCACCGGCATGGACTATGCCGAGTGGGAAGACTTCCTCAGAATAAACAGCACCGGCGTGCCGGTCGACTTGGCGTTCATCCATCTACACCACCCGCTACGCTCCTCGCCGGAGATCGCGCCAAAGCTCTATTGGCAGACGGTTGACGTGCTGGCCCAGCGCGATCCGATGACATTCCCTCACCCGAGGTTCCGGGGCGGCGGCATCGTGTGGGACGTCAACGACTTCCAGTTGCTGGGCGATCTCCCCAACCCGCCGCAGGAGATCATCGAGGCCTCGGACGCTATCAAGCGCAACCTGCGCGTCTGGGAGCAGCCACCGAAACTCCGCCGCCCACGCACGCGGCCGGACCCTCGGCAATTCAAGATGATGTTCCCCGAGGAGGACAGACGATGAAGCTCTGGATCGTCGTCGCGTTCGTCGTGCTGCTAATTGCGAGCGTGTCATGAAGAGAAGCCTTCTGATCTACCCAGAGGATTATCTTACCAGCACCATGCACTTCAGCACGCTGCAACACGGGATGTACGTGCGCCTGTTAATGTTCCGCGCGCTGAACGGAATACTTCCCGAGGAAGGCTTGGCTCGCGTTGCGGGAGTCACGGCGCGGCAATGGAGCAGCGATGGCGGAGCGGTTTGGGCTGCTCTCAATGAAGACGTAGGACGACATCGCCCCAATCCAGCATCAGTCCGCACCGATCGCCTACGACAAGCGCAGGCGAAGGGGCGACATACCCCAGAGCAATGGGAGAGATTACTCGATTATTGCGGGCATCGATGCGTCAAGTGTGGCGACGGACCTCCGGTCAAAGACCACATTCTCGCGCTGTATCTGGAAGGATCAGACGCCATCGATAACCTCCAACCACTCTGCCTTGGCTGCAACTCAGCAAAGGGGCCCGACGCGACAGACTATCGCCCCGACGGCTGGCAAGGTGTTGTCTGATTATGGCCGAATACGATCATTGGATGCGCTGGAATGTCGGTGATTATTTGGCCGACACGATGGACCTGACCACGTTTGAGCATGGGATTTACATCCTGTTGATCATGCACTGTTTCAAGCATGGGTGCCTCCCAAATGACGAGGGTAAGCTCGCCAGAATTGCCAAGCTGTCGGTGATGCAATGGCGCCGTTCCTCCGCCGCCGCGATGTCGTTTTTTTACGTCGACGGAGGGGTTCGCCGACACCGTCGCGTCGACGCTGAAATACAGCATCGCCGTGATGTTTCGTCGGCCAGGAGTAATGCAGGAAAATCAGGGGCTTACCGGAAGCGCGAGAAAGCAATTGCTGACATTTCCCAAGCAAATGCTTCCGGTTTGCTTGCTCCCCCGCGCGGCCGCGCGCGCGTGCCAGAACCAGAACCAGAACCAGAACCAGGTAAGGCTAAGGGGGCAGGCCCCCTTACAACCCCCAAAGATTCCCCCCTAAATCCCCCCCTCGAAGGGAGGGGGGGACTTGTCTCGGATTTATCCGATCTGAAAGGAGCCCCCCATGATGCGAGAGCAGTTCATGGATCGCTTGGCACACGCGATCCGTCCGCGCAGCGCAGCAACGGGATCAGCCCTCCTCCGCGAAATGCTTCCGCTGCTCGGAGACATCAGCGACGAACTGTTCACTGATCAAGCGATCACATACCTCGCGACGCGTCTGAAACGATCGCCGTCGCTGAAGGAACTGCGCACGGGGCTCGAGCAGTACTCGGCATCGACGTTGCCGCCTCCGCCGCCACCACCGACGCAAACCGAGCGTGACCGTGCCGCATGGGAGGATCGTCAGGAGGCCCTGCGCCGCGACTGGGATGACCCTGCGGGCATCCTGCGACGGATCAAGCTGTGCCAAGAGAGCCCACGCGCTGATCGTGCAACCGATCTGTTGCTGCTCCTCGGCAAGCTCGTGCGCGCCTGGGCACCGCAGCACGTCGGCTATCTGCCGCCGCACATCATCGAGGCGCTCGATATCGACGACGACGACGATCGCCGGCGCTACGCGGTGGAGCGTCAACGCGTGCTGGATGGCGGAGCGATGACCCGCGAGGAGCAGCTTGAGGCGCTGGGCTATGGTGGGCCGAGGCAAGCACAGCCCCGGTATGCCTCGCCCGAGCAGCTGGACCAGATCAACCCGCTGCCCAATGGCCACAAGCGCGCCGAGGCGTTCGTGCCGTGAGCGACGATCAGCGCATCATCATCGTCGATCGGGCGGTGGACCTGGTGGAGCACATCGTTGGGCATCGGTTTAACTACGAACAGCGAGCCGAGGTGACGCGTGTGCTCGACGAATTGCGCGGGGACGCGATGCAGCTGGCGGGCGAGATCGATGGCTGGAGGAACTGGTGATGGACGAGGACGAGAAGCCGTCGGCAATGACGCCGGAGGAGATCCAGGCGTGGTGGCAGCGCTGGGGCTTGGATCACGCGACGTCCCGCGCCGAACGCAAGGCCGCGTATGAGGCGCAGAAGCAGGCATCGATGGAGCGGCGGCAGTGACCACGCTCCGCTATCCGCCGATCGATGCGTGGGTCACGCACCTCCAGCGCAGGTTCGACCTCGACACGCTGATCGAGACGGGAACCTTCCAGGGCGAAAGCACGCTGTGGGCTGCAGAGCGCTTCCGCAGGGTCGTGACGGTCGACTGCAGCCTCGAGTTCCAGGACGATGCGCTGGCATCCTGTGCCGAGCACAGCAACGTCGAGTTCCTCACAGCCGACACGCGCCTCGCGCTGCCACGGATCCTGGCCTCGCTCGATGGGCCGGCGCTGTGCTGGCTCGATGCGCACGCGACACCGGGGCTGTTTGGCGTGCAGGACGACTGGCCAGCGCTCGAGGAACTGCAGGCAATCGCGGCGTCGCCGCACCAGCATTTCATCCTGGTCGACGACGCCCATTGCTTCCTGCCTGGCACGCCGTATCCCGCGTGTCCCTCGATCGAGCAGGTCATCGAGGTCGCGGGGGCGGGCGGTTATGCCTGGCGGATCAACCACGACGTGATCGCCCTGGTGCCCAACCGGCACGTCATGGAGCTCGTCAAATTCGGAGACCCGCCATGAGAGTCCACGCGTCGCTCGAGGAGGAATGGCAGAGCTACTTCGAGGAGGTGCTCGAGAAGCACGGCGTCGGCGCGGCGGCCGCACCGGGGCTGCGCAATCTCTTCTTCGCCGGCGCCGGCAGCGCGCTGTCGCTGCTGCAGCATGTCCCGGCGACCAAGTTGCGCGATGAAATTGTTGCCTTCCACGCCAGCTTGCCGGGGAGGAGCAACTGATGGTCGACCCGAAGAGCTACGAGCTCGCCGAGTATTTCCTCGCGGACTTCACCGGCGTGACCAAGGAAATGACCATGCAGCTGGCGCAGAACCTCCAGGACGAGGTCGAGGACTGGATCATGGTGGCGCGCAACGACGGAGCCATTCGCGAAAAATGACCGAGCGCATCATCACACTGCGAGCGCGGGCGGCCGAGGGGCTCGCCAAGGGGATGTGCGTGCGCTCGCCAACCGGCAAGACGGTCTACCAGGTGCTCGAGGTCGTGACCCTGCGGCGCGCCGGCGAGATCCAGTCGCCGCGATATCGCCTCGTCCTCCGGCGCCTGACAGGGGCTGAGGCGGCCGTAGCGGTTGAGACGCGGAATTGGCCGGCGGATGCCTCCGCGCCGCGTAGACCCCCTCCGGCGCCTCCTACGCGGTCGCCGGCCGAGATCGCCGCCCTGATAGCCGCAAGTCGGCGGGCCGATCGGCGGCGGCCCAAACGGGTGCCCCACTACGGGGTGGACGTCGGGCCCACCATCCGGCTCGAGGCAGTGCTCGGGCTCGGCGGCATGGTGCTGCGCGAGGCTGACGTAAGCGTTGCCACGGTGCGCGATCCGACGGCGCCCCAGCGGGTGGTGCGGCGCGCGGTGCGCACGGACCCGCTGTTGGTCCTGCAGCGCACCGGCTCGATCACGTCGCGGGAGTACGAGGCGGCGGAGGTGCTGCGCACATCGCTCGAGACCATGACGCCGAGCCTCGGGCAGAGCGGTGGCAATGGCGTGCACACCGCGCCCTTCCTGCGCAAGCCGATCTCAGCGACCAACCTGGAGGCCTGCGGCGTGGCGCGGGAGGCGGAGGCGGCGCTCGGCGACTATTGGGAGGCGGTGCTATGGCTGTGCTTGGGCGGCACGGTCAGCGGCTATTCGGCCTTCCGTGGGATCCGCCCAGCGTCAGCCGGCGAGCTCGTGCGGGCCGGGATGGTGAAGCTGGCAGATCATTTGGAGGATGGCACATGCAGGCGTTGATCGCTCTGGCGCATCCCGACGTGGAGCATCGGTTTGAACGGGCCTTGCCGCCGGAGCATCGCATCCGCGCGCGGCGCTTCTGCTT